ATTTCTTGTACTGAAGTGCTTGTTCCTGCAACAAGATATATGGCAGGTGTATTTACAGTTCTAATATCCTGAATTGATGCATTTGCCAATTTAGCAATAGTAACACTCAAATTAGGATGATCTAGAGTTGCATTTGTTCTATGCTGTTGCAAAGAATTTATTATAATAACTGTATTTTGTTCTTGTGTCCATCCCGTGTTATTTTCTCCAAAAGCAGAAACAACATTGTAGATGTTTGCGTTTGCTATCCCTCCATTTACCGGTACAGCTATTTCACATAGTTTCAATTTTCCTGTGTCTGCTAAAGGTGCGCTTCCACTTCCCTCTGCCCCCTGTTTTACTGTTATTGTCATATCTATTAAATATTCTACAGTTGTGCTCAAGGAAGATACTATTTGAGAACCTGGATCTATAAAATACCTGCTCTGCGATGTCTGAGCTGTGTATGTAAAATCTGCTTGCAGTATATCTATTCTTATACTGGATACTGGCTGTGCAATCGCTATGGTTTGCATGGCGGGGTTTATTAATACAGTCCCATCCGTTTTTATTCCTAAGTGAGGATAAACTCTAACATTGTAGTCTGATCCTGTATTCTGGGTTACTATATTTTGTCCTGCTGTTGTAGGTATAATGCTTGCTTGTGCATTTGCTATACAATGAGTAACAAGATCTTTCAATAATGTTTCATAAATGAATTTCGATATATTGACCATATCAGAATCTGTTGCTTGCTGATATTGACTCACTTTAACTATTTTTGCCATTAACTGCCTCCTAAGAAATCTCTAGTAATAATTGGGCTGGATCCCATGTTTTCACCATTCCATCCAAAGTAAAATGTTCCAAAAAATGCAGACGTTAATTGATACTGTTCCAGTATTTCTATCCTGTATCTTACTCCTGCTACTCTAAAGTCATCACATATAGATACCATCTTGATATAGTTTTCTGATATTATTGTATCAACTAATATTCTAAAGAAAAAGGGTAATCCATTAGAAGCTCCACAAAAAGCTTCTTTAACAATATTAGAATTCATTTTATATATGTTTAAATAAGGTGACGAATCACTGCCTGCAATCAAGTAATTTCTGTTATGCGAAAAAATAGCAATCTCACTAGCACCTAAAGGCAATACATCTGGATCACTCAATTGAGTATAGACTTCTCCACTTCTTTGCCAAGTATATACATAAGGTGAGTCATCATAGGATATTGCTAAAAATATCCCATCAGACGAATAGGAAGTATAATAAGAACCTGAGGTTGTTGGTAATCCTGTAATATCTGCTATCTTTGTAAAAGTATCATTTACTCTTCTATAAACTCTTAATGGAGTCGTAGTCTCGTTAGATGCTATTGCTAAATATCCACTGTCTGGTGTGAAGGAACATCCTTCTCCTGCTCCTGTTGGAAGAGATAATGGATCTGCCAGTTTTGTGAAAGTGTCACCTGTTCTTTTGTATATAACAAAATAAGGTGCTGAATTGCAAGTGAATACTAAATAAGTTCCACTAGGATCAAAACAGCAATTGGTGCATCCTCCAGCTGGGAGACTTACTGGATTAGTAAGCAATGTAAATACATCCCCTACTCTTTTGTAAATAGCTACCTGAGGATTTGTTTCTAAAGCAAAAGCTAAATAAGTCCCATCTGGACTCCAAGCACATCTGTATGCTGAAGCTGGAAGGGTCAAGGGATTTATCATTGCTGTAAATACATCTTGATTTCTTTTATAAATAAAAACTTCTGGACTGTTTCCGTTGTTCACTAACACTAAATAACTATTGTCTGGTGAAAATTGACAATCATAAGAACTTCCAATAGTAGGAATGCTTGTTGGGTCTGCCAGTTTTGTGAAAGTGTCACCTGTTCTTTTATAGATAATCAATTGAGGATTTCCTGTAGATACAACTGCCAAATAAGTGTCATCAGAACTAAAGGAACATCCTACTACTCCATTTGCAGGAACATCTATTGGGTCTGTTAATCTTGTAAAAGTAAAGTTTTGGAAATAAGTGATATTATCACAAAAGGTTACATCGCAAAATGCCCCATAATTTACTCCCTCTTGCAATCTTACATTTGTTCCCAGATCCTTTATTGCTTCGTATATTATCAAAGGTGAACATTTTAAAGCAAATATCTGTAATATAATTCTAGCATAAAATTCATCGTCTGTTTCTCCTACTTGTCTTGTTATTCCATAAAAATTCTGTGCAATATAATCTAAGTAGGTGCTTTTTGTTTTGCTTAGATCTAGTTGATCTACCAGGAAACTAGCAAAATCCATTTCATATTGAAGCAGATTTGAAATTGAACCTTTGTTGTAATCATTTATTTTTACCAGTCCGTCTACAATTACATCTATTTTGCTTTCATCTCCAATCAGATTTAAGTATTCCCCTTCTTCTCGATTGAAAATCTGTAAAAAATCATTTAACTTCTCGAGTGAGTTCATACTCTAGTGACTCCAATTGTTATACTGTTTGTTTTTGCTTCTTCGTTTGCTAATACTGAAACATTTCCAGTAGGTGTACTTACCTGGAAGTCATAAATATCTCTATGTGAATTCATTGCAACTGTGATTGCTTCACTTAATATCCATTGCTTTCCTATCTTTAAGGAATTTGTATATGTCTGAATTGCTGATGATGCTAAGGAAATGTACTGTGCATCGGTTAATTGTCCTGAACTTAATATGTATAGTTGACCTGTAATATTTATTTGATGTACTGTTGGTGCTGTTACTACCAAGCTTATTCCTGCAGCTCTGTAACCTGGGTAATTTGCAAAATCATTTTGATCTCCATTTATTATTTTTTCTATCAATGTTTGCTTGTCTGGAGGAAGTGTTCCTGTTCCATCATCTGCATATATTGTTATCCATCCATAATCTGGAAGATTTTCTACCAATGAAACACTTTTTATTCCTTCTACAGAAAGAGCTGCGTATAATACTCCTTTTACTGTGCTTCTCGCTAATGAGTTGATAAAAAGTAGGAATCTTTGAGCCCTTGCTGCATCTGATTCCTCGTCTGTTCCATTTGTAAATGCAGTAACATTTGAACAAGATTCAACTCCAGCTGGTTGATTTATAAAACTACCCTGTCCTACTAGAGTATCTATTGCTCCCATTGAAATATTACCTTGAGTTCCAACTATTGTGCATTGAGTTGCTATAGGTGCTGAGTCGGTTGCACCATTTAAAATAGAACCTACTGCAATTGTTTCAAACTTTATTCCATTCAATATTATTTGAGTTCCTATTGCTATTGGATAATCTTGTGTTGCTGCTGTTGATCTAGAGAATACTAAGTATCCAGATGCTTTTATTCCTGGGAGTCTTGCGAAGTTAAAACCAGCATATATGGCTATCGGTATTGCTTTCAGCAATCCTTGATAAAAATCATTCTGAGTTTCTGATGACACAAGTGAAACACCTTCCAAAATAGTTGCTAGTCTGCTTCCTGTATTAAAATTATTAAGTGCTGAATTATTTGCTACAAGATATCTCTTAAGAGCATCGAATATCTGATCATTAGTCTTAGGTTGATATATTGCTGACATTCTTTTCTCCTTTATGTTTGTATGCTTGCATTACTTAATAGATTTCCTACATCAAGCACGTTTTCACTTCCAGAATAAGGTTTATATCTTAAATTGATTTTTATTGTATCTCCTATTTTTGTTACATCTTTCTTATTTATGTAGCAAAAATTAGTTCTTGGGTCTAATGATACCTGCTTTGTTACTGCATCTATTAATTTAGACAGAATTACTGCTGATGGAACATTACCTATATAAAGATTGATACCCCATTCTGGATGCAGTGGATTAAGTGAATTTGTTTGATATATTATTCTATCGAAGATATTAGCTTCATAGCAATCTTGTCCATATACCATTCCAAAATCTCCTGTTCCATCTACAACAAATTCTCTATTTGAATCCAAGTCCAAATCACTTCCAAGAACTTGAAGCTGTCTTTCTTGTGGAGTAGATATTTCTAATCTTTTGGTATAGACTAGATTTTTTGTAAGTGTGGTATAATTGATAACTGTTTGCTGTGGTATCATTATATTCTGACCTACTATAGCATCATTTATAAAACTTTCTGTAGTTAATCCATTTGCATCTAGGATTAAATTGTATTGTGAATAGTCTCCATAAAATTTCCTTGTTATCTTGGATAATGTATCACCAGACTGGATTGTATAATATACTGAATCTTTATAGACATAACCCCTTTGTACTGTATCAGAAGCAACAAAGTTATTAGGTATATTCTTCTCAAACTGTTCTGCTGTTAATACTAAATCTGAAACTGATATTTCTTTCTTCTGTAAGTTATTCACAAATTTATCTATTGCTATTACTAAGGATAAAGCTAAATTCATTCCAGATATTCCTGCTAGAACATTTATATAATTTTGGTTTGTGATTAAATAGTTTGGATCTTCCTCTCTGTATTTTGTTAATATGCTGTCTATACTCTCACTAATCTTATCTGAAAATATTACTTTTGTAATATTGTAAGCAATATTAACTAATTGATCTCTTGTATTAAGTGCATTGGTAATTATTTGAGTGTAGTCTGTTATAGTATTGTCTACCAAACTCTGTACTCCTGCTATCATGTCATTTGCAAAAGATACAACCTGATTCCAGTCATCTGATATTTCTGAAGGCAGACTGGATAACTGCTGACTTATTGCTATTACATTATAGAATTGATCTCTTGCTGCTGTTAATATGTCACTCAAAGATTCTTTCTTTAATACTCTTCCTAGTCCAAGAGAATAGATTCCTGAATATTCTCTTATTGTTTTCATTTCTATAGTATAGTTTATTGTCCATGGATCTGCTTTACTTCTTGACATTGTAAAGTTGGTGAATATTACTTCGTAATGATTATTATCATCGTAGTCGTGATAGACTATACCTATATTTTCATAAGTTGCTTTTGAACTTCCTATCAAAGCCATCAAAGCATTTATTTCTGGAAATACTGATTTTAATTCTGAATGATTATCTGTTCCATTTGGATCTCTGAATCTTGAAACTATATATCTTAATTTAAAAAATTCATCTAAACCAGATATGCCTGTATTGACTGGAATGTTTTCTGAATTGAATATATTTCCTACATAGTAAGAATATAAAGAACCTGTTAATTTTATTACCTTAATGTCATTTCCAAAATCATCTACCCACGCATCGCTCATTGTCTTGGTAACAGTTGCTTTATATCCTTCTTGAATTGTATATTCTTCTGGTGGGAGTAAGAAAAATAATTCTGTCAGCCATCCTCCAAGTTGACTTGTTTGAGGATTTCTGCTAAAGAATTCAAATGAAAAAATACCTGTGAAACTGAAAGCATCACTCAAAATATCCAAAAGATTCATTCTTGTTATTCCCCTTACATATTATATATAAAAAAAGCAATTTTGTAAATTACTTCTTATCCTGTTTTTGCCTTCTGTGATTGTGAAGCAGATATATCCAATGTCATTGGGGTTGCCGGAGATCCGGATGTTCCTGAACCTGTTGTAACCCCCGTATGAGTATGAGCATTCAGTAAAGCCAAGAAGGTGCTCAATGCTGTATTTAATTCTGTATAAGTAACAAATGATTTATTGCTTCCATTTACATCTACTTCACCGTTTTTTATAGTTATATAATCTCCATTCTTTGCAGTCAATTTTATATTTTCTGTTCCTGGTGTGGAATCCATTTTTACAGTTTGACCTGCTTTGTCAATTAATTCTACATATTCCTCACTGTCTTTTGAGTGCATTATAAATTGCTGATTTTTCTTATCTACAATTGTTACATCTTCCCCTGTTATTGTTATTACCAAATTATTATCAACATCGGTTATTACTTTTTTTCGTAAACTGCCTTCATACTTTATTTCTAATCTAAGAGTATGATTGACAAAATTGTTTGGAGTCTCCTCTATTCTCTTTTGAGTTTCTATACTTCCATTTGCTCTCATTATTTGTCTTGTGCCTGAGTAGTGGTAGATTCCCAAATCGTCAACACTCTCAACAATATTATAGAACAATTGTTTGTATTGATCATCATTATCATAGTTATAAGGAAGAGGTATTGCTGCAACTGGATTCTCATGGTTAGCCTTTACAAAAAGAATTAGAATCATTTGTTTCTGTCTGGGTAAATTAAATAATCCATGAGGAAACTTTGTTAAATAGTCCATTGTTCCTCCCCATAAAGGAACTTCGGTAAATTCTCCTGAAGGAAACAAAGTAATGTCGCAGTAGATTCTCAGATCTGCTGGATTGTTTTTGCTTCCTATATATACATTATTTACTATTCCAATTCTTGCATCATATAGTTTATCTAAAGCATCTTCATTAGATTCTATATTCATAATTTCTCCTTATACACTCTCTATAACTCCAAATTCTTTTTTGGATACTCCTCTTTCTACTGTTGCAAGTGTTGTATAATTCTGTCCATATATCCATCTATTAGTTACCCCTACAATATAGTAATATCCCTCATGATATGTTTCTTCTATTTCTCCAAAGTCTGTTCTTTCATATTTTAGAACATGACCAATTCTTATTGTTTCATCTCCTTTAAGAACTATAGATCCTCTAAGGAATCTATCTAAGTTTCTGTACCACATATAGGCTTTATTCTGGAATGCTTGACATACTTGTACCATTCCTGCTTGATCTGTTTCTTGTGGAACATTAAAATTGATAGCATTAAGATTAAACTGCATTGGATTGTATCCATATTTTCTTAATGCTATATCATCATACAAAGGAGGTATCATTGCTTTACCTTGCAGTGCTGTTACTACTCCACCAGAAGGCATCGCATAATAAGTAGAAGGCTTCATATTCCTTCCCATTCCTAAATCTTTTTCTATCCAGTCATCGTCTGTAATAACATGACAAGTAAGTGGATTATCTATTAGATCATTCATAGAAACTAAAGAAGGAATATTATAAGGATCACTTATAACTTTTGTTGCTGTTGTAGAGGTGTTATCATTGTTCTTCATAGCGTCTGGAACTATTACATTAGAGTCCAGATTTCTATCATCAAAAGGTGTGGGTCTTAAAACTAAGTATACTTTTCCTTGAGCTAATTGTGCTACTGAGCCACTTGTTAATACATGAGTTGTATCTCCTGTATCAACAAATAATTCATTAAAAGGAGCATTCAAAAGATGTTTTAAATAATTGTACAGATCGCATTGAGTAGACAACATAGAAAACTGCATAAGAAAATTATCATTATTACAAGTATGAGAAATTGCTCCCTTTCCTACCAAAGATACTCCAGTTGGAACTAATTGATCTGTTCCTTCACCTAATATAACTGTATAAGATGTATTTGTGTCTTGCAATGCAACAAACTTATCTTGAATCTTGCTTCCATCTGCAAATTGAAATGGCTTTACATTAAGACTAGCACTATTTTGATTTATTACACCTATTATCCAAACATTTATTATCTTTTCCATTAGTTGAGCTGTAGTAAGGTTCATTAAAGTTCCAAATGAACTTAATCCAGCTAATATTGAATTTTGATAAGTTCTGTTTATATTCAAATTATCATCATACCATATTTTGTGGTCTATAAGAATAGCTCCTAAATCTCTTCCAGTAATAACCCAATTTCTAGCAGGTTTTCCATCTTGCCCAATAGATACCTTTTTTCTCACATCATCTACCATTCCAAGCATTATTTCTTTATTATTGATGTAGATGTCTACAAGTCCTGCTGGTCTGAATATCTCATAAGCTGTTTTATCTGGTTTTGGAATATTAAAAAGATATGAAAAGTCTTTTCTGCCTATCAAGGTTATAGTAAATGTTCCCGCTGGTTGATCTATTGTTTTTGTTGTCTCTACTGCTAAGATATCTCCTCCAAATTCTGCAGATATTAATTCTATTCTGTCTCCCGAAACTGAAGTATATGTTACATTTATTCTAGGAGATCTAGTTCTCATCTTCTATCCTTAATGTGATATCTTGTGTGAAGTAGTAGGCATTGATTTTGAAAGTCCTGTTAGTTTTCCAATCCAGTCTGAGATTCCTTTAATTGTATTTTCTAGTGCATTTCTGAATTCGTTTACTGCTGCCGCACAAAGTTTATTTGCATCTATAAGAGTATTTGCACTTTCTCTTACATCCTGGAATTGAGTGTAATACATTGATTCTCTTTGTGTTTTTAATCTATCACTAATTTCTGCTCCAACGTATCCTTTCGTTCCAGTAACAGGTGCTCCTGTTTTTATATTTTCTGCTTCTTTTAATATCTGTCTTGGATCTGTAAACTTTTCAAAACCTGGAACAACTCTTTGCATCATCATTGCTGCATTTCTTGTTCCTTTACCCATTAACTGTTCTACTGCATCTATTGTCATTTGCTGAGTTTCTAATAAATGATCATTTAATTCGTCTTGTACATCTGATAATCCAGCTCTCATTCCTTTTTTCTGCATTCCTCTTTGTACTGCTTGGAAGACAAAACTTTCTTTTGATCCACCTTCCATCATCGCAGCTTGTCCAGTTGTCTGCATTGCTGATTGTAGTATTTCTGGACCCATAGCTTTTAATCTTTCATCTGAAGTTTTCATTAAAGCACCCAGGGATTTATCTAAGTCATCAACTGATCTTTGACTTCCTTGCATAACTGCTTGAGTAAGTGCTTCTTGCATATCTCTTATAAATTCTTCTGATCTAGCTCCACCCATTCCTACATCTTTTGCTGTCTGCATTGTCTTCATTAAAGTTGATACACCGTTTTGTCCTTGTCCAAATCTTTGATAGTTTCCAGCCCACTCACCTAATTGTCCAGGTCCAAATCCATAAGCATTTTGTAACTGTGCTAATTGATTAACAATTCCTTCTGTTTGTTTTCTTCCTCCACCCGTTTGTTTAGCATAGGAACTCATCATCTCTACTTGCTGTGAACCTGTTAATCCATAATAGGCATTCCTTGCATCTACAACATCCTGTCCTTTCTGATTCCTCATAAATCCTCTGTAAAAACCTGCTGGACCTGTTGTACTGCCAAATCCCATTTGTTGGATTCCCTGCATTTGTGCATTACCTGCTGTTCTGAATGCTTCTGCCCTGGCTGATAGAATACCATAAACTGCACCTATAGTTGCCATTATAATTGCACCAGCAATTCCTGCTTTACCTAAAGCTCCTCCTCCACCACCTGTTTTTCCTGTACCTGAAACATCTTTCATTTCTTCTCTTAATTTATCCTGTGCAGTTAATCCAGTTCCTCCACCTTGTATTTTTGCTCCTGTTATTTTTGAAACAGTTAATTCCGTTGCTGTAATGGTTCTGAATTTTGCTTGTCTGGATTGTCCTCTTATATCTGAAGATGATTCATCTCCAAAACCTGTTCCACTTTTTTCTTTTCTTCTTTGCTGGAGATCTTCTTTTAAGGATTTACCTTTTTCTTTCATTGCTTGCATTAAAGCAACATCTTCTCTATTTACAGATTCTAGAACATGAGTAACACCTTCTCCTACTCCTCGTCCTTTTTTAAACTTTTTAGATTCTGTGTTTAGTGTCTTGTAGTATTTTTCTACATCTTTTGATGCTTTTCCAAAATCTGTTTTTGAAGACCCAGAAATATTCTTAAAGAAAGTTTTAAAGTTGTCTTTTGCTCGAGCAAGATTCTTTTTGGTTTCATCAATAATATTAATCTTGAATTTAAATTCATCCATATTAAACATTGTTGAATTTCCCCTTCTCTAATTTTTCTATCTCTGCTTTCTTTAAAGTTGCAGCATATTTTTTAATCTCTAGTTCTATTTGTTCATTTGACATATTCTGTTTCTTAAATACTGTTCTCATTGTTCTGATTCTATCTTTTGGAACTAGATCTAAAGGATTCTTTCCTTTTACTTCTTCTATCTGGGTATTTATTGTAATAATTCTTTTCATTACTGCCAAATCTGGCATATCATTCAAACCCAGAAATATTGCTTCTTTTTGTTCCTCTTCTAAATCCAAAAACCTTCTATCTGTAGGAAGGATATTGAATTTATCCATTATCCACAAATCCAGAAAGTTCTCTTCATCCTTCCATCTTTTTTGCGTTACTATTTTTTTTTAAATTTTCCTGAAATTGTCTTTCGGAATCTATGTAGAATTTATATAGTTCCCAAAGCAAGCCTTCATCGGGACACTTATCAGCCCCATCCCACCAATCAGGCTTTGCTACTATAACAGCATTAAGAGTGATTATCATTGTAATATAATCATAATCTTCAGGCTTAAATGAATTTACATCCATTCCACCTGTAGCTCTCGCTATCCTTGTTATAATTTGGGATTTTTCTATAGGTAGAGGTATCTTAACTGAAAAAGTATCCTCACCTTTTGTTGTTTGAAATTCTCTTTCTGCGTTTGTAATTATAAGTTTTCTAAATTTAATTGTCTCTTCCATTTCATGCTCCTTGGTTTATTATTAACTTACTTCCATGGGTTTCACATTCTTGCATCTCCATCTAGTTGCTTTTGTAGCTAGTGCATTAGCATCCAAAGTTGTTGCTTTTCCTCCACATTTACATCCTTGAAGAATATAAAGTGTTTTTCCTGTTGCCAGGTCTATTACTTCAAATTCTGTCAATTTTGTGGTTAGTATAGTTGCTCTTTCTGGTGTTGGTAAAGCTCCTTCTATCTGTCCACCGGACAAAACAAAGGATCCAACATTAAAAGATGCTGTATAACCCATAGATTTAAAATCTCTATCCCCATGAAAACCTAGCGTCCTGATTCCTTGCAGCTCAAAATCTTCGTCCCAATCTATACCGGTTGCGTAGGCTATTATCTTTCCCTGAAAGCGAACTACTGCATCCAGACCTGCCATTACTGGTGTATCTGATGCATATTTAAACTTTCCAAAAAGTATTCCAATTATCAATTGAAAAAATATCTTTAAAAATTTCATCTTTACCTCCTTTCTATATTAAAGACTTTATGATGGTATTTGTCCAATTACCACAAAGTTTGCTGTGGTAAGTATAAAGTTGATTGTAATTACTATGGTTGCTTCATAAGTTATTTTGAAAACATCTCCAGTAATAGTGAATTGAACATTCCTGTAAGCATTTCCAAATTGAGGATCTACTACAAAATATCCTTGTTCTACATAATAATCAAGTCTTGAAATTGCTGCATTCTTTAAGCTTTCTAATGCAGTTGCATCTCCGGGTTCCCCTATTCTTGATTCTACATATTGTCTATGATCCTTTGTTATGAACAATGACAGTCTTACTCCCTGCCATTCGTTTAATATTAGATCTGCTGTTTGGTATGTTGTTATTGCTCTTACTGTTCTTATTCCTCCTTGATTTGAGGATTCTGCTACCATTACTCCTGCTCTTATAAATGCTATCTTTTCTGGTGGAGTATATTTTCTTGTTGCTTTAATTGCATTTATCATTTTGTTTGTTGGAGAGAATGTTACCAAATTACCTGCTGCCATTCCTAAAATCTCGCAAGCCTTATAGTAAGCATCCCATGTTTGAAGAATTCCATTTTTGTCATACCTTTGGATTCCTGTACCACAATATCCTGCTAATGAATTGTTTATTGCTTGTGCATTTGATTTTATTGTATCATCTGGATCTGTTAATCCACACCCAAAACATGCTTGTCTTTCATTTCTTCCTATTATACCTGACATATAGGTACAATGTGCTGATACAGCTGATTGAATTCCTAAATCACTTGTCATAACTCCTAGTAATGAAAGATCTACTGCCATACATATTTGATCTAATGCATCTTGGTAATCTTGTGTTACTGGAGTATTTCCTTCCACTCCTCCTGTTAAGAAAACATAATCAGCATCTGCTGTTGGAAGTCTTCTTACTGCTGCTGTATGTAAAGTAGCAACTAGGATTGAGGAATTAGCATTTATTTGATCTATAATTTCTTGCAGTGTTGCACATATTGTCTTTTGAGTTTTGATACTTAATGCATCTGCTACTAGAATTTTATCTAGTTTTGAAACTAATTTTGTACCGTCGCCTATAAGTGCAACAGAATATTTTGTAAGTGTTTGTAGATAAGCTACCAAGTTTCCTACTGTATCATATCCAGTTAAATCTACTCCTATATTGTCTGCTGGAGTATCTGCTGAAGACATTGTCAACATTCCACTCTTGAAAAAGAAAGTCTTGCCTGAATTAGCATTCGTTATATGTTGATCTATTGTAATACTGGTATCTGTTACTATAGAAACAACTACACCAACAACAGGTCCAGTTATGTCTGCTGTTCCTCCTGCATATAATACCATTCCTGGTACTATTCCAGTGGTACTTGTTGTAGTTATTGTAGGAGAATCTCCACTGTTAGCTCCTGTTATTGTTACCAATACTTGAGTGCCTGGATCTAAAGCTACAACACAAGCAGCACCATTACCCGTATATTGTATTGAAAACATCTGATCAATAATGTCGTCAATAGTAATTGTAGTATCTTCTATTTTTGCTACTACTTTATAGCTGTTAGCAACATTTGTTCCTGCTGATATTTTTGTCCTGATTTGATTTGTATACAACCCATAATCTTTAGATTTAATATCTAAAACTGCTGCTGATTCTGTGTTAAGAACAGTCCTTGATGACTGTGTTGCCTTGTTGACTCTTATAACCCCTACCTGTGAAGGTCCATTTACACCTTCTTGATTGGATGGAGTAAGAGCAAATAATGCTCCATAGTAAGCAGGTCCATCTCTAAGAATTGCATTTAATTCTAGAGTATTACTTACCCAATTTATTCTATCCTCTGGGTTTGGATAATCTGTTGTTGCATTGAATGGAATACCTGCTCTGCATTCCCCTATCAATACTATACCTGAACTTGTTGCTCCTCCAGTTGCATTTCCTTTGGTATTACGCTTAGAATAGGCGCCTGGAATATATAGATCTTGTCCTTCCCATGAGACTGCTAATACACCTGACATTTTTTACCTCCTTTATTTGTTAATTGGTCTTGTCAAATATGTTTGAAGAAGTTGTTCCCAATTAGAAATTGTTCTTTTTTCTGCTGGGTCGTTCTTCTGCATGTGAATATGCCATGCTTTAAATCCGGCTCTCATTGATACACTGGATTTTGTTTTTGCATTTTCTTCCAGAAATGTTTCCATCATATATTTAGTTTCTGGTTTCAACTGTATAACTGGTTCTTGTTTTACTTCCTCTTTAGGATTTATATCCACAGAGGAGTTATCTAAATCTTTCTTTGCCATTCTATCCTCCTATTGACTTAAAAATTGGTTTTGATTCTGGATAAGGAGACTTTATAGACTCCTCTACAGATTTTATTGTATCCAAAGAATCGTCTACAATTATTTGATGATGGGTGTTGATGAAAGTAATTGTGAATTCTCCTCCATAGAGTGTGGTATTGAATTCAAAATTATAAATCGCTCCTGTTCCCTTTATTTTTAGATTCTTTACTCCATCTTTTGATATATCATGTTTGATTCTTTTTAATAGATCTCTTACTACCACATAAAGTATTCTTGTAATCTCCCAATGATCTGACCAAATACTTATTGCTAATTGAACGTCTTCTAAGTAAGACATTTTCTTACTCCAAAGCTTGTCTGTTCCTTTAGCTGTTTTCATTGCTTGGAGATTTGTTAAGTTTGTTTTTGATAAAATACTTCCTTGAGAAAACCTGTTTTTTATATCTATTGCTGATTCATTGTTTATAAAATCCTGTGTAATTTCTTCATTTCTATTTCCTGAACCCAAGAATTGCTGTCCTGCCTCGTCATCACTTGTAAGTTCTACACCTATTGCTGGCAATATAGAAGTATAGTTTCCTTGTTCATCTGCATTAAGCATATTACCATATTCTAGAGCTAAAGGATGGCAATTTTGAATGGAGGGAATATCCCCCATATAGTTATTGGTTAATTCAGATAATCCATATTCAGCAATATGGTCTACCATATACTTGATGAAGTAATTGATTTCTTCCACTGCGAATTTTACAATAGGAATTGTTGCCATTATCCTGCCTCTTTCATCAATCTTTTTAAACCTACTTCTATTGTTTCTATAGAAACTTTCTTTACTCTTCCAGGTATCATTTGTCCAACTGATGGATATATTTCTACAGCTTTAGAGCCTGGGTAAAACCATCCTTTACTTCTTTGAGTTACTACTCTAAACGTTCCGTATCCACCAAACTTGGATTTTCCTAGTCCTTCATAATGCCCTGCTAAAATATCTTGCTTTTCTTTCTTTGTTGTATTTTTATCTGGTTTTATATTTTGTGTATTTATTAGGAATTTACCTATTGGAAGCTGTTTTACCTTTGCATATAGTACACTGGGTATAGGAGTTCCCATGTGCTGAGTTCCTGGAGTTCCTTTTCTCATAAATATTACTCTATATAGTTCTCCAGTCTCTTCATTCCTTTTTGCTCCCTTTCCTAACAATCCACCTTTAGGTCCTTTATTTTGTTTCATGTCAAATCTTTTAATTCCTTTTTCTATCCAAAAAGCATATTTAGAATCAGTAAATATCTCTGATGTTAATTCTGCTCCTTTTGCATCTCTTATTTGTATTGAACTTGCATATTGTCTTTTCCATCCCATTTTAGCATTAGACTTCAAAATCTGTTGCATCCATACTGATCTGATGTCATTACTTAAAGCTCTTAATAGAAATCTGGCATATAATTTAAAATTTTGTGGAGACATCTTTTTAAACATCTTATCTAGCTCTTTACTATCTTGTGATAGTTTATATAGCATCATTTTCTATTCCTATGGATTTATTTCTAAATCCTTTAAAGTTAATTTGTTACATAAACGAGCATAAGCTCTAAAAGGATAACGACGATTTCCTACATTGACATTTTGAGTCTCTGCTCTGTATATCATGTAAGTAGGACGATATAAATAATTCACTCCATATTTCTTTCCTGCTGCTGGTTTTGTATTTGTTGTCCATACCAAATTATTGTATTCTCTCAATTCAAATTGGGTAGGAGTATAAACATTACCGTCTTCATCTTCTATCTTGTCTACAATTTCTGTTACATCAAAAGCAGGAAGTTCATCAAAATCTGCACGTCCTCGAATAATAAGTGCTTGTCCTTTTAAGATAGTGGACATTACACTAAACAAATCTCCTCTAGATACAAACATAGAACCTAGAAGAGTTAACATAACATCACCTATCTTAATATCCTCTGCCATCTTTTCTAAAGGATTGTCCAACTTTACTCTTGCTACCATAGCAAGAACTGGTTTGACATATATATAATCTACTTCCAATACATCAGTAATAAGAGGAGGGGTTTCTGTAGCCTTTAGATTCTTAACTGTTTTGATGTCTAAATTATCTCCGGAAGTTATTGCATTCAGCTTTGTTGTCAATATCCCTGTAGCACCTAATAATGTTGCTGAATAAGAAGAAATCGTGTTAATGTAATTTACAAGATCTCCTATTGTCATGTAACCAGACAAAGTAATATTTAAATTCTCCCCTCCAGGTCCTCCCATCACAGTTGTAGCAAGGCTTCCAACTGGGTTTATAGTTAAATTGCAGGCTGTTCCTGTTCCTGTATATTGTATTGAAAGAACATTTCCTAAATCACTTTGTATTGCTATAAGACTTTTATTAAAATAATCTAATGTATAAGTAAGATCTTGAGTTTTATTATATATTCTAGAAACAGAAATTATATCCCCGTAGATTTGTAAGGGGTTTGATGTTTCTTTTGTTGTATCTATTTCTGATGCTAGAGTATATAATAAGTAATCCAATCCCAGGTGCATTGAATTTTCATTTGTTACCTGTTCACTGTTCTGATATTTATAGGTTACTTTTAATGGTTCAAAATAATGTGCTAATTTTCCATTGTCTACAAGTTTAATTGAATTACTGCTGATTGCTTCCACATCATAGAAAACATTTCCTCCATAAGCTGGAGCCAAAAACTTCTGAACTTTTTCTACTGATGAAACAGGAACCCAATAAGGGTATACATAACCATCATCATAGTGCGGTGAATTTTCTTCCAATACTTGTATATCACTCTGGAAGAAAGTCCTGTAGCCCTTGCCTTTGCAAAGACTACAGAACAAATCTGCTTTACCATTTTTAATGCAGGCACATTTTCTAGCATGAAGCAATCTTACAAACTGTCCTTGACGATTGAGGGTTTGTTCATGTAGATCAGGACGTCCTCTGATGATTATAGCATCTGTTCCTGCATTCCTGTTAGTAGCCATTCAATAACTCCTTTAAATAAGTGGGGGAATTTCTTCCCCCTACTCCTGAGACATGGAAAGAAAACCAAGGAGCTATGAAACTATCGCTTTACAGCTAATATTGTCACGAGAGCAATAGTATTACCTATTGTATCTCCTGCACATACTATTTCTAAAGTACCACCTTTAGCAATAGAAGAATATGCATTATCAATTGTTCCTGCTCTAGCCATTGTTTTATCAGTAGCACAGGTTATTGCATTTGTGATGTCATTTGTTCCATCAGTTATCTTTATGGTACCATTTGTTGAAGCACCTCTTGGTTGTATAATAACATCAACAACTTCAAATGCATAAGGGGCTGCTGCATCAAATATTTTTATTGCAGCTGCACCTATAGTAACGTCATAAACAAAAGCTACTGGAATTGCTTTATAGTCTGTTGCTATACCAACCATTCTTGATTCTAATACTGCATTTGGAACGTTTTTTGGATCCACGATTCCTAAATTAGGACCTGGGTTGTTTAAATCATAAGTTGATTCACTCATTTAATCCTCCTTCTTTATTTTGTGAAGCTTCTGCTTCTAATCCAGATTTTACATCTGAATTTATTTGTTCTTTGAAATTCTCTTTTTCTTCTTTTGAAGCTTCTACTTTCAATAAAGGCTCTTCTAGAATCAATTCGAATTTCGTTGAATTACATTTTTCACATATATCATGTGTATCTGGTTGAACTGTCATACAATTAAGACATTTTTTATTCATATACTTTCCTTTTATTCTCTTGTGATCAATCCACCTTCTGAATAGTTTCTGCTCATCAATACAGTTGTTGGTACCTTTGCCTTTGCTTTTGCTGCTCCATAACCTGTAGATGTACCTGTATCAGCAAAGTTATTTCCTTCAAGTGTTCCAATACAACCTGTAAGATCTGCAAACCTTACAACAGAACCTGCTCCAATTGCTGGGAATGCTGTAAATGAATTATTTCTAATAATTACACCATTCATTCCACTACCTCCAGCAAGATATAAATTACAATCTACACTTGCTGCTGGACCTGAAAAGATATTATCTTCTATAATAACATCTTGTGGTACTGAACCTCCAGTCCCTAACAACACAATATCCCCTACATTTTTGTAGAATCTATTTCCTTGTATAAGAACCTGCCAAGCATTTCCCTGTGCTGACCACATAATTGCTCCACCTGTTCTTGCATCTGTTGCTGTTGTTCCTTTACAATTCTTAAAATGGTTGTTGACAATTGTAGTTCCAAATGCTACTTTGGTAGAACCATCATCGTCTAAAAGGATTCCTCCTCCGGTCGAACCTGCACCATTAAATCCTAAATTAGCTATTAGACAACCCGGTGCCCTTACTGTAAGTAATGGAGAACTTCCGGATCCTTTTTTAATTTCAGGTAATCCACCTTGAGTCCTACCCTTGTTATCTCCTATCAATGCTAATCCAAATTTTGCTGCTGGGATAATAAGGTTCTCTGCATAATCTACTGGGTCTGTTCCTCCTGCTGCTACAGTTGCTGCTTTAATAATAATAACATCTCTTGCACTAGCTGCATTTATTGCTGCTTGTATTGTAGCAAAAGGACTTAAAGCATCTCCTGCATTTGTATCTGATCCATTTGTTTTATCTACATACCACTTGGTTACAAATAAACCAACTAGATTATTGTTTACTTGATCTATCCAGCTTCCAAGTTGTTCCAGCTTTAATGCAGGACAGCAATTATTTAATGATTTTAAAGTATCATTCATTTATTTATCCTCCTTTATTATATATTAATATGAATCAACGATTCAATTTTTATTCTTTTTTTTCTCTTCCTTTAATTTCTTTAATCTTGCTTCTGCTTTTTTCTTTTCATCTTCTGATCCATGATGTTGTAAATCAGTTAATTTTCCCAGATCTGTTTCTTTATAGATATATTTGTTTCCTTCCTTGCGAAGATACTTATGACTTCTTGCTTTTAGCATTCCTTGATCATCTAATCCAAAAGACTTGAAGAAGTTGTTATCTTCATTTAAAAATGGCTGTTCCATTAAAAACCTCCTAAAATGCTGCTAATTGCAACCCACTGTATTTCCATCTATTAGCTTTCATAAAGTCTGAAACTATTTTTTGGTGATTGCGAACTTCACTCCCGTAAAAAATGTTCTCGGGCGACATGGTGGTACTATAGCTCTCCGTTATCCCCTCCATGCTTATACTCTGACTTGCTATTCCGCTTGCTCTTCCTATACTAGCATACAGTAATGCCTGAATTGCTGTTATTGAACCTATAATAGCAAACAGCTCTGGATATTTCTTTCTCATGTGTAAAACAGAATCTAACCCAGCATCATAATCTATGTAAAAAGCATCCGGATATTTTTCTGTTTGATTAATAAAATTTCCCATTACAAACCAACTGGATTGCAAGAACATCATGTTTAGATTTCCATATTGAGGAAAGAATTCAACACTTCCTCTTTCGTAATTAGGTTTACACCATGTAGTTATGTCTGCTACTGTATTGTTTAATGGATCTCTAAATATTACTTGATATACTTTGTTTATAGGTCTGTTTCTTAACTTGATGTACATGAATTTATTATTAAAGATTTCTCTATCAAAATCATAAGGTTCGTCATATTCATAATCTATTCCCGGAGTTCCTGATATTTCTGGTCTACTGTCCATATTGGGTCCTCTAGCAATAAACTTCTTTTTTATGAGTTTGATATTTAATTCTCTTTCAACTAATCCCACTGCATTATCTATCATAACCTGTAATGCATCATCTTGTAATGCTTCTCCATTTGGAGCTACTATTGGATTACCAAATATATAAATTAGTCTTACTTCGTCTGGTGTTATTATATTTCCCCATCCTCCATTATAGTCTAAGTCTGGATTGTTGAAACTAAAACCTTTCTTCTTTCTTACTACTCCCTCGTCTACAGCAAGTCTTACTTTTGTAGAATTATATTCTATCTGTGTTATTCCATCCCAATCTATGTAGATTTGTTTATCATAGTATGTTTTTGGAAGTGTTACTGCATCCATTATAGCTTGATATTCACCTGTGCTTATTCTTATTATATCTGCTGGTAGAATAGTTTGAACAATATTAGCAGATAAATTGATTCTAGGATCATCATCGTATATTTCTATTTTTGTCCAGCTAGAAACATCTATAGGATTTCCATTACTGAAGAATGTATATGTGAATAAAATATCTTCATTTATTATCGCATAGTTTCTAGACTTCAATGTTAGCTCCTATAACCAGAAATATGTGACATAAGCAGTTGCACTAGCTGATAATTGAAATCCTCCATCTACTCTAATAGGAGTATAAAAGGAAATTGAACTAGGTACTACCATAATTGCACTTCCATCTTTGTCAGCTAGGGTAACAGTGGTTCCTATAATAGAAGTTATAAAAAAACTACTTTCAGCATTTCCACTGTCTTTTACCGTTAATGAAGTACCTGATAATGTGTTTTGACGATTTACACTTGCTTGCTGAATGTCTTGTGGTGATATATTTCTTCTTTGTGTTTGACTCATTGTTAGTTCCTTATTTTAATATAACAGGGAGAATTTTTAACTCCCTGTTATTAAATATAAAATCCTACAAATCTATTAATTGATTTCGGATTAATTTGTTGACGCCAATATTTCGGAATACAACAAACCTCAAGGGCGCATAAAATTTTGGCACGCAATAAAAATTGACCGTCCCCCATCTGTATGGACCTATTTTTGCATATTCAACTTTGTGAATAGGAGCTAATTGAGCTAAGCTTACGGTTCTCAATTCTCCTGTTGCAGTCAAGTCCATCAATACAGCCTGTGAAGTTCCAGGAAGGTCTCCATTTAGATCTGTATAAGTTGTCGTTGCTCCTGTTCCCTTCTTTATTGAACCCATATAAAGAATACTGTCTCCAGTTACATTTGGTGTAGTTCCTCTATATACTTCATAGCCTGTAGGTGCATAAGCCCCACCACCTGAAGTAATTACTATAGAAATACTTCCACCTGCTGCTACTGCGACAGATTGTGCTGCAGCTGCCATTGATTTCCCATACTGGTTAACAGCAACTACTCTGTAGTAGTATGTTCCTGCAACTGCCCCACCTGAATCTCCTGATACTGAAGACCACAAAGATCCAATAACGCCTGTATTTGCTGATAGAGTAAATGTTGGAGTTGCTGGTGCTTTTACTGAGCTTGCCCCTTCTACAAATGAACCTGGGTTTGAAGTGTCTTTTATCTTTGGAACCCCTTGTGATTCTGGATTTATAAAAATATCTGGCTCTAGTGCAAAGTCTCCATAGGCGGTTTTTACACCTTTGATTGCATGTCCTAAATCAAAAGCTCCTCCAACTTCTTGCTGGATAAGTCTTTGTTTTGAGGAATCCAATATATTTGTAATAGTAGACATAACAGAAAGTGAAGTGTACATCTTGGTTGGTGTACCATAGTTAGCAGCTATTACTTCTGCTCCTAACTTCATGTTGTATTCTGTTATATTTGCACCTCTTAAATCAAATATATTATTCGGTGCCAGGTTTTTGACTGTAGCTATTACTCCATCAAATGCTGAAGGAATTATAGTAGAATCGCCAAAGAACAATTGTCTTTCTGTTGTTCTTAATGCTCTCATCATAGATGCCTGAACGTTGATTACTTCTGCATCTGTAATAAGTCTAGCATACTGTAATACATCTGAAACTCTCCACAAGGTTCTGATATATTTCATAACAGCATATTTTCTTTGAAATTCTGCATCGTCTTCTTCTGGGTTTTCCATCTGTCCTACAAACCCACCTTCTGTTCCATAGCCATCTTGTACAGAATATTCTTCCAATGTACTGAATGCTTTATGAACACCAATGTCTTTGAAGAACTTAAGATGCTTTTCTTGGAATGTCAACATAGCTAACTGAGTTTCCAAACTCTGTGGTTGTAAGGCACCACCTGCAGCTAAATTAGCTATGTCAGTAACACCCTCTTGAGCTTGTAATGCTTTTACAATATCAAGAATTTCTTTCTGCCCTGCCTCTCCGTAATGATTGGACATCAAGCCAATATCATTAAAAAGTTCATTTCCTGCTAAGTTCATCTTTTACCTCCTATCCCTCTTTCTATAACTGACAATGCTTTTGGGGAAAGTGCTTGCATATTGTAGTTATACATCTCCCATTTTGAAATCTCCATAGAAGATAATTCTCCATCTTGTACAGATTTTAACAGGATGCTCTTAACTGATTCTAAATCTCCTCGTGATGGAACCATTGAACCTGTTTCTTCTCCAAAAGACTTATTTAGAATTTGCTCTTTGCTAATCTTACCTTTTACTGGTAATGGTTGCTTTGCTATTTTTTCTACTTCGTCACTTATTGATTTAATAAGTTTAGATTCATCCAAAGCAACTTTAGCAAGTGATTTCTGAAAGTCATTATTCTCCTCCAGTGATTTCTGGAGTTGTTCTACTGTATTGGTCAATCCTTCCAATACTTTTACAAAGGATTTCAAAACTGGAACTGCGTCGATGATTTCTTCATTTTCTGATACTACATCGTCCAATGATTTTTTCATCTTTCCTTTACCTTTCTCCTCTTTTTCATCCTCATCATCCTCTCCTTCATCCTCTCCTTCGTCTGTCATTTTTTCTGCCTTCTCTATCATGTTCTTCATTTTTGCTCGCCATTTAGGATCTTTCATTTTCTCCTCGTAATCGTCTGACCTTGCTTTAAGGATATCATCAAGATCGTTAATATTTTGTTCTAAAGATTTCTGAAGTTCAGCTTTAGGATCCAATTGAGCTTGTGTTGAATCTACATTCTGATTCTGAGTTCCTTTAGAATTTGTATTTTGCTCTGCCATTATATACCTCCATTTAATTTTATTTTTATCAATTGTGCCTTATTATTAGACAGCAATCGTATAATTTCAAGAGCTTCTGGTTTATTAAACCCTCTAGCAATTAAATAGTTATAATATGATTTTACATCGTTCATAGAGTTATTCTCAACGAGATCTCTTAGAATCGATGGAAGCATCCTCATTAATTTTTCATAGCTAACTCCTGTAAAGGTTTGTTTTGCAATCCCTCCTTCTAATGATTGAGTTTGTATATTCTGTCCACCGGACATCCCTTGAATAGAAGTGGATGTACCAGCTTCTAATGTTTTTAGTATTGAATCGTCTTCAAATGATTTTATAAAAGAATTGAAAGAATCAAATTGATATGTATATTTACAGTCACAATTTTTGCATTTAGTTCCTTCTTTACATTGCCCGTTATTGGAACAAGACTTTCTAAGTGATACTAAAGTATTTTGGTGTATAGCTGTCTGTCTTTTTGTAATTGCAATATGACGCAATGATATTTTAGATATGTTATTTATTTTATTTTTAGTTATTGGATCTTCTTCAATAGACTTTTGAAGTATTTTTCCTCCAACAGAAGCTCCAAAAACATTACTTCCAGCTTCTAATGCAGGTAGAATAGCTTTCATTACATAAGGATTTTTAGCAAAAAGAAAAGCATTACAAATGGGTAACTGTCTGATGTTGTCTATAAATAATTCTTCGGGTTGTCCTATTATAGCTTCACTTTTTTCCAATTCAGTTTTACCTAAAATCGATTTATGGTCCCAGTCGATATAGCCATCATGCAGAAATGCTTCAATACATTCATTATTAAAAGCTTTTAATAATATTCTATCATTTACTCTATCTTTTGTTGGTTCATTGGGAATTATTTCTATTGGGATACGTCCATTCTTTTCTTCTCCTGATTTTCTGAAATTAACTGGATATGTATAACTTATATCAATAAATTCTATCATGTAAAATCACCACATAATTTTTTAATTTATTTATTCTTTTTGTTTTAATTCCTTTATTTATAGCTTCTTGAGATAATTTTTTGCCTTTCTTTTTTTCACTCATTCTTCTAATACTTTCGTCGGTTTCTTTTGTAAGACCTTTTCTTGATGAAGGCATTCCAATAGCATTATGACCAGCAATATATAGTCGACCACAAATTTGATTACATCCGCAAAGGCAGGTTTCTTGGGTTTTACCTATTTTTTGCCAGTATTGCTCTTTGGACATTCTTGTTCCAGTTCTCCAGGTAGGTTTTCCTTTTTTTGATATACTAAGATTATTTCTATGAATTTCAGATTTTGGTTTACCTTTAAGAGATTTACTTATTTTATCTCCCCAAGTAACTATTATATTTTTTTTCAATTTACTCATTTTTAGTCTATATTCTTTAGACTCCATAGTTATTTTTCTTTTTTCATTTGCTTCTGCTCCAAGATTGCCACCTTGACCACCATCAGTAATATTATATAAATCATATCCAGAATTTCTGAAAAGTTTAATAAAATATTTTTCCATAAAATCAGCTTCTTGTTTTGTTTCTGCTCTTAATATAAGTCTTCTTGAAAAATTTTCTCTTCCATATTTTTTAATAGCATTATTTATTCTAACGCCTGAACCAAGATAATTGATATTATCAGCTTTTGTAGTTTGCCCAATATATATTTTTCTATTTGTTTTATTTTCAATTTTATAGATTTTATATTTAAATACTTTTTCTTGTCTTTCTATTTCATTTAAACATTGAGACATTTTATTTTCTTCTCTTTCTGATTTGATTAATTCTGCTGGAAAAGAATAAAAAAAAGGCATTGACAAGTCATCTAACATTATTCATCCTTTTTAAAACGAATAAAATTATAGGCTTATCAATGCCTTTAGCTTAAGTTATTCAAAATATTGCAACTTCTCGGGTAAATAAAAAGTTGCTAATTTAGTCTTAATTATAAATTATTTTAGAGGAAAAGTAAATAACTTTTTACTATTTTTTTGAAAATTATTTAGAGACAAAAAAAGCTAGGCAATTTAGCCTAGCTGATTTTCTTTATTTTGTTTCTGTTTATGCAATTAAATATTCAATAGCTTCCTTTTCTGTATTAAAAGCTATTTTCTTTTTTTGTGCAAACATGTTGTATGTTGCCAGCATTATCTTTTTTGGCAGATCTAATCCAATTACACAGGTTTTAATTGCCTGTCTGTCAAAAATAGGCGCATACTTTTTTACTTTTTCTCTATACTCCTGATTTGCCACTGCTCCGGTAACATTTGTGAGAACTAAAAATCTCTCACATGGATTTTTTAAAAAATGATTTTTTGCTTCTTCAATTACTTTCACAGAACTTTCACCTTTTGAATAATCAATTACAAATATACTTTTCATTCTTGCTGTAATATAATATATCATAGATTACCTCCTTTATGCAAGATCTCTATTTGGATTCAACCAAAATTCAGTATTGTCTAACTTATCGTAAACAATTACTTCTTTTACCATTTCTGGAATTTCTGTTTCCTGTAAACTATTATACACTTTTTTTACTCTCAAGGTAAAAGCCTTTGAATTTTTATTTTCATCTTCTTCCATTTTTTTAATTGCTTTCAAGATATCTTCTTTTTTTATCATTTTTATTTCCTCCTTTTTCTACTCAAATTATTATACAATTAAAACCAACATCTTTTATTAAGACGTTTGATAATAAAATAGCTTATTATCTTACAAAACAGATGTCTTCTTTTTTTAGAAGGCTTATTACAAAATTCACATTTTATATCTTTTTCTTTTGCTTTCTCAATCATAATATTATCCTCCTAACTATTTTCCCTCGATCTTCTAAAGGTAAATTATTAATTACTTCAATTAAGCGATAAGTAACTGTTTCATTATCCGGCATATTTTTTATAGTTTCATCACTTGCACTATCATCCAGAGTTTTCCAAAGTGCATAAAAAATACTTGCTCTAAAATTAGAATTTAAACATCTATTTTCTTTCATATATTACCTCCTTTCTTTACTAAATCTTTTCTAATTTTTTCGTAGGAATAACATTCCTGAAAAAGTTTAAGATTTGATACCCTATCAATTGTATCTTCTAATACTTTTAAATTTTTCTGAAATTCTCCAAACCAATTAATCCTTTGCATAGTTTTCTCCTTTAAAATATTTTTCAAATTCCTCTTCTTTAAAATTCTCATGAAGAAAAATTTTATTTATATAATTTAAGTGTTCTATACTTTCTTTATCTAATTTTCCTTCCTCTACAATTTCTTTTCTTTCATGTCTTAACTTTAGTAACCACTGCTCTTTCTGACGTTTTTTTATCTTTACTTTCTAGATCTGAATGTTTTAAATACAGATCCATAGTTACCTCCTTTAAATTATTTTTCTAAAACTATTAATATTTCCTGTTTGAAGATATTTATTTCCTTGATAATGACATAAAACTAATTCAGCATATTCAAATGCATCTTTGAACAACCAAAGAGTTTTATAAGGAAAAGACTTACACGAGTCTATTACTTCTCTTTCTGTTTTTTCTTTAATTAAATCTAATGAGATTGTATTCATAATTATCATTTTCATCTCCTTGTAAAATAATTATAATTTAGAATCTTAAAGATTCAATTAAAGGCTCTATGTTTCAAGAGCCTAAAATTTAATCTTAAATTATTTCTCCAGCTTCAATTTCATTCTCTGTAAGATCACTTTCTTTGATCTTTCTTTGTAACCAATATTTGAATTCTAAAGCAACTTCCTCTGATACAGCTCCAATATGCCAATCATAAGATTTCTGATTTCTAAACTCTTCGACAGAAGGATAACCTCCATGATATAATTTAGTTTCTTTATAATCATATAAGGTTACAACATGACCTTTTTCAGATTCCAGTATCCATTTTGTACTTACTTTATATCCATCTGATACAGGTAAACAACTTCCTAAAATTTTTGTCAAAATTGAATAAGAATTTTTATAATTTGTTTGGAAACTTGTTCCACAAGCATCTGCTTTTAAATTCACTTTAAATTCCATAAAATCCTCCTTTTAAAATAATTTAGTTTTAGAATCCATAAAAGATTCAATTAAAGCCTTCAGTTGTTTGAAGGCTGAAATTCAATCTTCTAAACTATATCATTTACAATAGCATCTACCTTAATGATTATTACTTTTGTCTCATACAAATTAGTAACTGGCTGCAATACTACATAGCATTCATTGTCTTGTAAGTTATAAGTATAATCTAGTTCTTTATTTCTATCAAAGATTTTTATCTCTTTATAGTCTCTACTTATTTCTCCTACATAATAATCTTCTCCTTTAAACTTAATTTTTTCCATTTAATATTTTCCTCCTTTTAATATCTTTTCTAACATCTGAATAATCTCCGCATTTTTTGAATGAACAGGTTTTATCTTTATTACTTTTATCTTCTAATTTCAATACACAGCAATCATCTGTTGTTATGAATACACATAATCTTTTTGATCTTCTCATGTTTTATCTCCTTTAAGATACAATTTATTTTTATTTTTTAAAATTGCCAAACATTTTGAGCATAAAAATTTTTTATTTTCTATCTTTAAAAAACTTTCTACTTCTATACTATTTCCATTTCCATTATGACATCTGCAAATTATACTATTTGTTCTTATACTGAAAGCATGTGTTTTCATCTTTATTTCCTTTAAGTTTTATCTAATCTTTCTTCTTTTTATATTTCAAAATAATTTCTAAAGCATTGTATATCTCTTCATAATTATTTTCATTTACTTCGATCAAATTTGCAAGACTATTTATTTTTGATTTAACAGTTTCAATGTTTTTCTGTTTTATTATTTCTGGAGTTACTTCACCAAAATAAATAGAATCAAAACTTCCAAATCTTCCAGAGCTTCTTGAACCATACTGGTATCCTGAATTTTTTTCAATTTTATATTCTTTTTCTCTTACAACTACAATATGAAATTTTTCAGTTTGTCTTACTATCGTATAGATTCTTATATTTCCAGAATATTTTTCAGTAGTATAAACTTTGTCTCCAATTTTTAAATGACTTAAATCTCTCATTCAATTCACCTCCTTATTTTAAAATCATTATACAATCTAAAAAATAAAAATTAACCTTCAAATAATAATATCTTTTTTCATGTTATATTTTTTGTAGATATGTTTCATAACTTCACTTTGCTCTGTGTTGGGTTGTTCATCTCTTTTGGCGTTACATAAAGGACATTCATTATATATAGAAGACTTTACATAATTTTCTTTGCACTTGCAATTCCAAAAATTAGGATTAAGTTCAATTCTCTTTTTCATATATCTTGTCTCCTTAATTATATAAAGTTTTTATCCAGCATCTTTTGTTTGTATCTCCCCAATCATAAAGTTCTTCCATTAAATAATTAAACTCTTCTACTGCTTCTCTATTTTCTTTGTAATAATCTGGATTACAGTTTTCTTTCAGTTCTTCAAATTCAATAATTAAATTATCAATCTTATCTTCATCATTTAATGGTTTTATTTTCTTCAATCCTGTAATAACACAATCACAAAGTTTTGAAGTTTCTTCAAAAGTAATTTCATCTTCATCTTTGTCTTTTGTTAATTCCCAAACTCCATGAATGTCTAAAGTAGCTTTCCAATTTAAATTTTTCATTTGTTTTCTCCTTTGATCTATCTCATCAGTTGCAAGTGATCAATCTTGCAAGACTCCCAGTTAAGGGAGTTTCGAATTTATTTAACTTTCTTTTCCAATATCTTTTTCATATCAGGACTTATTACTGCATCTGGATCAAGTAAATCTTTTATGATCTGCTGTTTTTCAGTTTCATTGTTTGCACTGTGTAATAATACTGCAACTTCAAGGTCATTGTAATAATATTTCATACTATTCCTCCTTATATATTTCTGATAAATATTTTATTTCTGCACAATAACCACAATGTGCATCATAATATTTATCATTTGGAGCAAGGTATGGTTTATATCTTTTATCAATTTTTTCTTCTGGCTTTGCTCCAACTACTTTCCTATAATTTTTTAAAAATTCTTTACAAGTATTCATAAGGCTCCTCCTTTATACTTTACATGGTGCATTATTGAAAAACTTGAATATTTTAATATTTCATCAAATTTTTCTTTTTCTAAAACATAACAGGGATTTACTTTATAACCATTTCTTCTTATTTCTGAAATAAAATTACTTTTTGTTTTACAGTCTCGTTCTAAAAATAATTTCTCTTTAGTTTTTTTATCTGTAACCATTGCTTTGAAAATCATAAAATCCTCCTATAAAAGATTCAATTAAATCCACTCAATTAAGAGTGGACAAAGTTTAATCTTTTATAAACTTAATTATTTCCATTCTGATGTTCTCATGCATTTCATGGCTTGTTGTTTCTATTGCTGTATTCTCTTTTTCATTCCACACTACAAATGTTCCTTTTTCTCTGTCATGCTTTAGAACCTTGAATGTCTCCATTGGATCGCTTATAAAATAAAATCTAGCTCCAACTAAATCTTCCATTATTCAACTCCTTTTGACTGATAAATTAAAATACCTTTATTGATACATTCTTGTAAATCTTCTTCTTTTTCACTTTTATATGCTATTCCACCAATTATATGTATCTCATACATTAGCTTCATTACTTTATGTTTACTAATTGATATTTTATTACCTGAAGGTACATGCAAATAAATTCCTGTTTTTATCATAATCTCCTCCTTATTTATTGCTGACTTTGAACAGCTTGTTTTCACAAGTGCATTACAGGGATTGCTCCCTGTCATCTGCCTAGGCATATTTAAGATCATTAAGTAACCACATAGCTTCTGATTTTTTTTCAAAATAATCTTTATACTCATCATATTCTTCTTTTTTATCATAAGAACTTGCTGGTTTTTCAAAAGCTTGTATTTCTTGTAATTCACCCTTAACTTTTCCATTGTCAAAAAATTTAGATATAACCAAAAAATATGTTTTCATATTTCTCTCCTTGATCATTTCTGATCTCATATTTATTGCTGACTCCCTTTCGGGAGTTTCGTCTATTTAAGACTCATCAGAGCAACTATTTTTCTAAAATCTTTATTATTTCTTTTGCTTGTTCAATATTTACTTTCAATCCATTTATAGATATTTCATAATCTAATTTATCTTCTTCAACAGGCTTTATTAAATCAACTTTTATTTTTTGGTCTTTAATAGTAATACTATATTCGTCTATCTCATAACCTGATCTTTCATGTCTTCTTCCTCTATAATAAGGATTTAATTTATATTCTTTTTTGTGTTCTACTGTAATATTTAAAATCTCTTCAAGCTTTGTTTTTGTAGAATCAATATTTTTTAAGTTATCTACTTCTTCTTTTTTCTTTTCTTTTTCTTTCGCAATTTTATCATCTACCAATTTTTTGAACGAAGAAATTAAAGACTCTAACTTCGTAAATCTTTTTGTTTTATAATCTGATATAGAATCATTGAAACTGTATCCTGCAAAATGTGAATCCATTGACCATTTACTATTCGAAACATAATGCTCTGATACATATATTTTATTATTCTTGTATTCAACAATTACTCTATAACCTCTTAAAAAGTTATCTTCATTAAAACTTTCAACTGAAGTTTTAATTCCACTTTCCTGTAAATTATCGATTAATTTTTTTACATTATGTATCCAACATTTATCATAAGCTTTTTTTGCTTTTTCTAGTTTTACTTTTCTATCATTTTCTTTTTTAGCTTCTAATAATGATTTATATTCTTCATACAGTACAGTTAGATCCAATTCAATTCCTAATTCTTTTAATGATTTTTCAAAAGACTCATCAAGGAATTTTGAATTTATAAAATTACTTTTTTCTGAATTCCAATCCATAAAAAATTTAATTTCTTTTACTGCATTATTAATCTTAACACTAATAAGTGCATTGTCTGTAACATATTCCTCATTTATTCTTTTAGAAACAATAAATTCAAATTCGTTCACTTTAGAAGGTTTTAAAATTTGTTTTGTAGTATCCATAATATTCTCCTGTTAAATAATCTAATTAAAAAGATTCATACGAATCTTCCCTTTGTAATAATATTATACAAATGAGATTGGATTAATTAACCAGAAAATAAAGAAATTTTTCCCACTATATTATAGGTCTAAAATTGAGGTTTTCTTTGAAATGCTTAAATTGGAATAGACATATTGTAAAGGTAAAGTAACAAGGGTTTTGCAGGAAAGACACCTGCATAATACTTTTGAGTCCTTATTGAGAAATACAAGACGACTCTTGATGATGATGTCATCATTCTTAGAAATGTTCTTTAGATTTTTTTCTACTATTGTTTTGCCACACTTTGGGCATAGGAACTTATCTTCGTTCATCTATTATCTCCACTTCCAAGTCTTGAATCTTGTTATTTACTTTCTTGTACACAAAAAAATCAAAGTTGTAAACTATCATATATAGAAAGTCTTGAAACATATTACCATAATCTGTGAGGGATAAATCTTTAAAGTTGCTATGACAATGACAGAAGCAAACACAAGAATAATTTCCAAACAGTATTATCATAGAAAATAATAACAGTGAAAAGAACTCTACTTCATATTTATCCTCTCCACATCTTTTGGTACTGCAATGATATATTTTATTGAAGTTTTCTTTTCCATATATAAAGCAAGATTCTTCTTCTTTTAATTTCCTAAGTTCTTTTGCTATCCTCTTTGTTATTCTTATTTTACTGTTCATACATCCCTCTTACAAGATTCAAATCATTTGCTTTTATTTTATCTATATCAGACTCTAATAATTTTTGCTGTGTTCTTAGTTCATCATGTCTTACAATTAGATCCTTCATTTTGTTCATGTTATCTTCTGTAAAGAATCCAATATTTAACATATCAAAAAAGATGTCTAAATAGAAACTTCTTCTGCAAAAGTCTCTAGGTCTGTATTGCTTAATGGTTTCTTTTCTTATTACTACTTTGAATAGATCCTGTATTTCTTTTTCTATTTGCTTTATCTGGGTTAGTATTACTGAATAGTTGTTTAATTCATTCATTTATAGTCTCCTTGCCAAAATCTAAATATTCTTGATGAGAATATTCTAAATCTTCTATCATTTGATCTATCTCGTCAAGATCATTTTGCAGATTCAACAAAGCCTCCCCGTCAAGCTTCTTTTGTAACTGTAGCATTTTCTTTTTTTGTTCTTTTAGATGTTCCATTTGCTTTTCTATCTCTGAATGATTCAACAATGCTAAATCTTTTATATGTTTCACTGTCATGCTCCTTCTAATGAAGTATCTATGGATGCTAATGTTCTTTTATATTTTTGTAATTTTTTATTTAGATTTTCTTCATATATATTCGAGAATTTATATGATATAATGTTTGCGTCTTCTTTACGATTACCCCTTGTTATTCTGCCATCTACCTGTATATCTCCCATCCCGTCAAATAGAGTTCCTACTTTATGGAGGGTGTTTGCCTTCTGAAGGTTATGCCCCGCTACTTGCCCTTTAGAAATAAATAACAATCCTGGATTTTCAGAATCATTCCAGTTAAGCTTGTTTTGTATTGCTTCTTTCTTTTTACCTAACATCGAGAATAGTTGTTCTTTAGGATATCCTTTATCTAGCAATACTTTTGTGATATGTTCTTGATGATTTATATCATCAACATATATTACATGCTTCTCATTTATTTTATCAAATATGTTTTTTACTAATTGTTTTGTCTTTGGGTTTTTTATTCCATCATATTTATTAGATTCTTTTATTTGTTCTGCTACTAGGTTGTTGATAAATGTTTGCTTTCTTCTTTCTTCCCAGCTCCCTGGATAAGATTCTTTAAAATATTGAGGAGTGTTTTTTATAAACTTTTTCATCTCTGATTCTGCATTACTTATTTTCTTCTTAAGGTATACATTCATTTCAGGAAGCATCTTTGTCTTTTCTAACTTCTTGTTTATTTTATATCCTCTCTTTGTTAGCTGGTCATTAGTAACATAATTGTCTATTATATCCCTGTAATATTCCTTCATTAGATTTTGTTGTCCAAGATTCATATCTATAAAACTGTAATTTTCCGTCTTTAACATTCCATTGATGTCATACTTTTCTTTATCTCCAAATTGTAGTTTAAAGTTTCCTCTTTTTCCAACCCCATCAGGATCGACCCAATTTATAAGATTATATACATCACTTGGATTCTCTTGTATTGGAGTTGCTGTTAATGCTATTTTATGCTTTGTTTTTAATCCACTTATTATTTCTCTTCCTTTTGTTTTGATGTCTCCATTCTTATCAAAGAATATTTCATGTGGTTCATCTATAGTAAGATTGTCTATTTTCTTTTTTGATAGTATATCTGTATTGTTTACTAGGTCAGTATGTGAAATTACAAATATATTTCCATTTGCTGATGTGTTTTGTAATAGCTTTCTTTTTTGATTCCTGTCCATATCTTCTGGAATTTCTGTTACCTTTAAGTTTGTGTATTTCTTTATCTCATCTACCTGCTGTTTGACATTCTTATCAGGAATAACCATTACAGTAGAATACTTTGGATCTTTTACTAATTGAGTTGCATGAAATCCTACAGCAATCATTGTCTTACCTGTTCCTACTCCTCTGCTGATTATACCCTTGCCTCCATTACTGTTTAGAAATTGAACATCATTTCTTTGGTGGGGTTTGAATTTGAATTCAGATTTGAATCCATGAATTTTATAATTTGTGTATTCATTACCTTGTTTATCTATTAATACACCTGTGGAATTATTTTTTATTTTATTAAGTTTATCTTTCCTTTCTTTGTCTATCTTATTTATCTTGATGTAATTTGATAATAAATTAGAACTAAGTACCACTCTATTTTTGAATGGATGTAATTCTAGCTTAGCATTATTCCTGTCTGTGGAGAATATCATATTTTTATATTCTATCTTTGCTTTGTCCGGGTCTTTTGAAAGTTCTATATCTACATGGCTTATATCTTTTTCATTTTTTATCTTCTTTAATGAATTTAAAAGTTCACTGGTTGACTTTAATAAACCCAAAGAACTTCCAAGGATATTACGCTGCTCTATAAGATTGTCTACTAAAGATCTTTCAGCTTCTTTGTTGAATACTTTTACTTGAGTAATTTTTGTTCTTAGATTCTGTGCTTCTTTCTTTAAACCTTTTATCTTATCTAGTGCATTATTTTCTATATGTTCTACTTCACTTTCAAAATAGGATTCTATATTATCAATGAATTTTTCATATTTGTTCTTATCTAGTGTATTTCTTAAGTGCATAGCCAATAGATTCATAGACTTCTCTAATCCTATTCCTTCTATAAGTCGCTTGAAGTCCATGTTAATATCTAAGAATTTATTTGTCAGTGCATTTACTTGTCTTGTTCCTGCTTTATTGATAAGTAAGTTTATATTTGCTAAAGAATCTCCATCACTGAGTTTTGATAATACAGTGTATAATGATTCTGAATTATTTTTATAGCTTATTTTATCAAACCGTTTTCCTATTTCCTCTACATCTTCTTTTGAAACTTCTAAGCCTTCTATTTTAATGTTCATTAGGTTCTCATATTTTTCTTTGTTTACTTTTTTATATTCCTTTTCAAATGATTCTTTTTTAGCAAGATTGTCTATATATTGTTTTGTTTTCTTTCTTATTTCACTTTTATTTTCTAATGCTTGTTTGTCTAATCCAGAATTGAATGTTATTTTTATTCCTTCTTCATTATTAAGTTCATTCTTTACATCATTAACAAGTTCCAATCCATAATGATATTCATTTGGGATGTTTACATATAGTTCGTCCTTCTTATCTGTCTGTACTTCTTTGTAGTTTGCCAGTTTGTTGCAGTCTTTTATTTTACTTTGTTTCTTTCTTCTTAATACTTCTGATAATACTGTTTGTATAGTTTGTTCCTTTTGCTCTTCAGATAGTTTATCATTCTTGTCTAGATTTGTTTTTAATTTTGTAGCAATGGATTCTAGTTCTTTATTTTCCTTTTCTTTGTTTGTTACTTCTTTTAACACTGCTCTTCTAGAGTCTTTTATTGATTTGTCTATTTCTTTTCTGGTTTCTTTTTTCTTTGTTTTTATCTCTTCTTTAATTCTTACTTTTTCTAATTGTCTTTCTGTAAGCTGTTTTTCTTCTTTGGGTTTTTCCAATTTGTCTTTCTTAGCATTTACTTTGAAAGTAAGATGTGATTTTGTTTTATCAAATTGAATATTATAACCTGCATTTCTAGCTGCTTGAAAGTCTACTGCAAATTTCTCACTACTATATCTTGTAATAGGAATATGTCTTCCTTCAATTGTCACCCATACTGTTGCCCCTATTGGAATAGAATGAAAGTCTATTCTTCCTTCTGCTGTTAATTTAGGTTTAATAAAAGCTTTCAATAATGTCATTGATCTAGGGTTAAAGGATTTCTTTATATTCTCTCTTGCTACATCATCAATCAATTTAAATCCACAAGCACAATTATTTCTCAGCATCTCTAAATAACTCTTGTCAATTATCATTCCTTCTATATACCATTTGAATATGGTTGCAAACACCTCTTTTATATTGCTGCTTGTATGCTCATTTAAAAATAAATGATTCTTTTCTTTTCTTATTTGTATTCTCAATTTATCCAGCTTAACTTTTACAATTGTATTGTTGTCTAATCCCCATTTATGAAACATCATGTGACCCAACTCATGTAAGCAGTCTGATCTAAAGTCTGGAGAGTGTTCATACAATATAATTATATTTTCATCCAACTGTGCTCTGTCTAATTTATTGTCTTCTTTATTCTTGTATAAGTGTATTATTATAGGTTGCTTTAAATTAAGAAATGATTTTATTTTTGTAAGTAAAGGTTCCAATTCTTGTTTTACTCTGTTACCTTCTTGCCGTTTCCATTCTATATTGTCTATGTGAATGTTTTGAGATTTCTGCAATTTATTTTTATTTAATATTTTTATATCTTTTTCTTTCCAAAGAAATTTATTCATTAATTACCTCAACTTCCAATATTGTTCTTCCTTTTTTACTTTTATATTTTTTTTTAATTTTAAATTTCATTCCATCTATTGCTAAAAATTCCATTTCTATACTATTAAATCCCATTGAAACTATTCCACTATCATTTATCCTTCTTAATGCAGGAGCAACTTTACTTCCTTTAGGAAAAGTAATCTCCATTAAAGCCCCATTTTCTGATTCATGTTTTGCAAAAGTAAAAGCAATAAATTTATCTCCTGTCCAAGAACTAAAAGATGGAGATTGAAAAATATCTCCCTCTTTTAAATCTTCTGTAAATAATTTTCCCATTACTCCTCTATAAACAATAATATTATTTTTTAGTGGGTTATTATTTATATAATTTCTAATATTTTTTATTTGTTTATCAACAATTTTATTTGTTTCTTCTAAATCTTTTCCTTTGAATAATTTTCTATCTTTTACATTTAAAAATCTTTCTCTTACATAATCATAAGAATTTCCAGAGTAAGAAGATACGTCTTCTAAAATCTCTTTATTTTTAATATAAAATTCATCAATATACTTTTTATAATTTTCATTAACCCATTTATCATAATCTTCTTCAGTTCCTAAAAATACAGGTTCTTTTTTTATTTCTTTATAAATGTATTCTGCATTCTTGCCTTCACCTATCTTTTTGATATATTTGTGATTTAATCTGCTTGATTTTCTTAATTCTTTCTTCTTAAAATAGAACTTCATCTCGTCTTTGAACTTCTTCAATGACATTGGTATTATTCCACCAAACATTTCTTTTGTCATTGTTTTTATGTATTTACTTTCAAATTCCTGTGCTGTCCCAAATCCTATTCCAAACTTTAATTCATCAAACTTTCCATCTAGCTTTTGAATAAGCATGTAGATTGTACTGTATTGCTTAATAGGTCTATTGATACATACATCTATATCTTCCCCGTCTGGACTGTCTGTGTTTTTGATATATCCATAATCATATTCCATTAAATTTTTATATGGACTGCCTGGATATTCCCTTGTTTCTCCTTTTCTCCATTCTATAGCAATATCTAATCCTTTGAAGTTTATTGTTTCTTTTGTTGAATCATTTTTTAATAGGTCTAATTTTTTATCTCTAAAAGACTTCTCTACTTTCCATTCTATTGCATTTATTTCTGGGTTGTATTGCTGAAACTCTGGATGAAACTCAGACCAAAAATGCGTGCAGTGAGGATGGCTGGGAATTGCTATCCATTTCTTGCCTATTGCATCCTTTCCTACCCATATATAGTATTCTGCAAATTCGTCATTTGCTATATCTGAGTTTCTAGACTTTGGAACAAGTAAGCAAACCTTTCCTATCCACTTATTGCATGGCTGATCTGGCTTTTCTTGTTTGTTATATTCACCACTGTATATGAAGTATTTCTTTTCACCTGTTTTTAAGCTGTCCTGTAACCCTGCTGCTAAATAACCATTGTTCATTGCCATAGATGTTTCTGTTAAGATGATCCTTCTAAGATCCCTTTCATATGCCTGCTTTGTTTCGTTTGTTAAGTCTTTTCCTAACTCGTCTTCTAAGTCTACATGGTATAATCTACTTATCATTTCTTGTTTTGACAATCCATCTTCCAGCCCACTTACTATATTTTTTCTTACTATGTCTCTTATCTTTGTATAAGCATCTCCCTGTATTGATAGATACTTCGCTGCATTTTCTTTTGCGAACTTAATTGCTTGTGATAACTGTTCATTTCTATCTATTTCTTTTTTTATGTAGTTTTTGTCATTTATTCTCTCTCCATACTTGTCTACTATATTGTCATAAGACATTCTTTTCTGTTCTTCTTTGTCAATTCCTTCTTCATCCATCCATTTTAATAGTAATCCAAATAATCCTGCTCTTACTATTGTTTCATCCTCTAGATCAATATTGTCTTTAAAGTAGTTTACAACATCTTTATTGAAAGACTCCCACTCTGCATTGGTCATTAACTGTTTTGTCTCTGGGTTGTAGATTACTTTTCCTTTAAATTGAATTGGTTCTAACTTTTTCTTTTTTCCTATTCCAAAGGATTGAAACTTATCTATTGCTTTTTTATACTTGTCTCTAAGTTCTGTCCACAAGGATTTCATTAGCAATGCTTCTTCTGTTATTTCACCTTGACTAGCTTTCAATAAATCATACATTGGAAAAGAATAAGACTTTCTTACTGACGAAGGATCTACTTCCAATTTTAAACATAGTCCTATCATTATTCCTTCTGTAAGTTCATGAAGATATTCTAACAATGCTAATTGGTATTCTTGTATAAAACGAAATTGAGAGAATTCATATTCATCTAGATTCTTTATTGCCTTCTCTAGAATATCAAAAAAGTTATTATTGTATTTTGTAGGAATTCTTAGTTTCATTGCTTTCCTAATATTGCATTATTGGTTGCATTAATCCATGATTTCTCATCCATACTTCCCTGAATTTTTTACTAAACAGTTTTATCCACTTATGATAGATTCCTTCACCTGGATCTGTACCTATTTTCTTTGCTATAGCTTCCCTGTATTGTTTCATAGCAGTAATTTGGTCTTGCATGAATCGATGGAAGGTTTCCTGATCCATATCTTTTTCTTTATAGATGTATCTATTTCCTTCCTTCCTTAGATACTTATGTGATAGTGCTTTTAATAATCCATTATCTTCTAGAGTAAATGACTTAAAGAAATATTCATCGAATAAAAAAGGTTGATTCATTCTATTCTCCTTTTTCTATACACTGTAATAATTTATCATAATATTGCTGATCTTTAATTATCCCTTTCTTTACTTTATCTTCTGTGTCCCATCTTTTTTTTGTTATTTGTTTTCCCAAAACAAGTTCTTTATCTGAAGTAGACTTAAAAACTAAAGACTTTTGCATCTCCTGCTTAAATGCTCTCATAAATATATCTTTTAATTTTTCTAAATCACTTTTTGTAAAGTCTGAAAGGCTACCTGTAGGAGCATCTGTTACTCTTACTTCTGTTTTTTTGTTTTTTAGCAATACATCATGCAATAGCTGATTCCCAAATCTTGCTACCATTTCAGAATCATCCGCGTAATATTTACTATTACTGCTGCTTAAAAACTTTTGATAAGACTTTGTTTTCTTAACTTCTTTTACAAAAAGAACACGATCTTGATTCCAGATAGGGTTGCCGTCTTTATATCCTAATACTCTTTCTGTGTAGAACAAATGATGAAAGTATTCGTGAACAAAAGAATTCTTGAATTTAGATCCTATTGTTATACTTTTATTTGAGGGACTGTAAAAAGCTCGTGCTACCTTATTATAAGAAATCTGTGCATAATCTTTTTGAAAAGATATTGATAAATTAGTGTGATTTGCAAAACCTAAATCTTTTAAAAGTTCTAATTGATACATAATATTACACCATGCTTTTTTATTTTCAGGTGTAATATTATTTTGGATGCTTACTTTGAAGTTCTTATTAGCATAATCATACATTTCCTCTATTTTCATTTTCTCAAATTTTTTTATAGAAATCATTTTTTCAATATTCTCTAGAGTTTCATTTTCTTTCTTATCTGTCTCTTCATAAATATATTTTGCATTCTTGCCTTCACCTATCTTTTTAATATACTTATGATTTATCTTTGATTTAAAGAATACTATTTGAGTTCCAATTGACTTAATTAGTATATCTATCTTTTCCATAATTGCATTTATTGGTTGATCACTCTTAATCATTTCTGAATACTTGCTTCCTATTTCTTTTATCTTTTTGAGTATTTTATGCACCATTACTGGAGATATTTTTATTGCTGTTGCTATTTCTTTTCCTGTTTGCTTCTTTGTTAAAAGATCTACTACTTTCTTTTCATTCTTTGTTTTTAATTCTGATTTTATTTTACTTAAAAAGTCTTTTACGTTTTTAGTTCTTTCCTTCTGTTCTTGTTCATACTGTTCATTTGTTTTGTATTCCTTTGATATTAAATCTATTTTATCAATATCACTTTCTACATTCTCGTCTAATGCAGGTGTATTAAGAATCTTTTCAAAACGTTTGTCTAGAATGTTGTCTCTGTCCACTCCCTGTATACCTACATACTCTCCAGTTTTAGGGTCTTTTATTTCTCCATGCTTCATATATCCTTTTATGTAAGTGTATAAGTAAGTAGAAAAAGTATTTGGAGGATATTTTTTAAGATTGAAATTTCTTATTGCATGTATCATTCCCAAATTGCCATTTTGATATGCATCCTCTACATCTATCTTTCCCGTTTCATAATCCATAAGAAGATTTTTATTACGCTGAATTACTGCTGTGATATATTTTTGATTCTCTACAATAAAATTAGCTCTTGTTGCCCTATCTTCTTTTAACGTATTTATTTGTTCTGCTGATATATTGCCTATATTTATTCCTGTTCTAAGTGTATATGATTTTCCTTCCTTTGTTATTCCTTCTACTATCTTTCCACTTTCATCTCTATACCAATATCTGTAATTTCCTTTACCTCCCTGTCTACGAATGTATTTATGTCCAGATTTCATTATTCCAGTAATATTTTTGATAAGATTGAAAAATCCTAGTTTAATTGACTTTGCCATCTCCAAAGCATGTTGTTTTACTACAAACTCTTTTCCTGCTTCGTCTACTAATTTTACTATCCCGTCTTTTATTTCTTTTATTGTAGCAACTAATCCTCTTCCTTGGTGTTGATGAATACCTTCTTTTGATTTTGCATCTGGTTTGATTCTAACTTTTGCTCCTATTTTAATTTCTGGTTTTTGTTCCCCGTCTTTCTTTTGTGTTGTTTTCTTTTCTGCATACTGTTTTGCTTTTTCATAGTCATTTGTGATTTTTGTTTTGCCATCCCAATAGAAACCATCTTTGAATTCCAATCCTTCTATTCGTTTGGGTTCTTGTTTAGCCTTAGGCTGGTCACCTTTAGCTTCTTCATAAATATATTTATCACCTTCCTTACGAAGATATTTATGAGACATTATATTTTTAAAAAAGACTAAATTAACTTTTTTTTTTAAGTCTGTTAAAGATTTTAAGAAGCCTATTATTACATTTGGTTTAGATTTTTTTGTTAGTCCTGCTTCTGAAAGTGCAATCGCAATAGCCTGCTTTCTATTCGTAACTTTATCACCACTTCCAGACCTTAGTTTCTTTCTTTTAAATTCCCCCATGACAACATGCACCTTGTCTTGTTTGTTTTTTAGCTTTTTTCTTTTCTTAGCTCCAGCACCTAATTTATCTGGGTGCTTGTATGCTTCTTCTACTGTCATTTTTTCTGCAGCATCTACAATATACTTTGGAAGTGCTTCCTGTTCGTTTCCTATTTTGGATTTAATTAAAAAAACTAATTTCGTCATATTGTTTTATCCTTAATTTATTTTTTCTGGTTCTTCTACTATCTCTTTAATTAGCACTTGGTTACGAATTAAATTATCTTCTATAATTGTTACTACACTAAATCTACAATTATATTTTTTCATCAATTCGTTTACCTTTTCGCAGCATTCCTTTGCATTAGGTTCTGCTGCTTCTTTGTTTTCTTTTGGATCTATGACCTGCATTTCATCCATGGTTTATCTCCTTGTCTTTCATATTTGAACTACAAGAAGGACAATAGTTGTGCCATAAGTTATTTATCTTTTTGGCTGTCCATCCCTGCTTTTTTAGTTCCCTCATTAAAAAATTCCAATTGTTATCTGCCCAAATTTCTTTCCTGCATCCACAGTTATTGTCACAGATTATTTCATAATCGCCATCTCCAATATTTGTTATCATTTAACACTCCTATATTAAATGTTTAGTTACTTCTAGAAGTAAAGTTTCTATTTCTTCTGTTGTCTTTAATGAAAATACTTCTCTATACCAATACTTGCTCTCTACTGGAATATATGTCAATGTCAACAGATATCCATTGCTTATCATTTCTAAGGTAAAACTGAACCAGTTTATTTTGATACTATCGTCTTTAAATACTTTTATTCCCATCTCCTCTATCATTTTTCTGTGCTTAGCTGGTATTTGTATTGGTTCTGGTTTTACTTCTATTTTCTTCTTTTCCATTGTAGTTCCTTAAAGCTTTAAAATGTTTTTTGTCTTTAGTATGATATATATTTTCTCTTTTGCATTTGATTTGTCATGTGCTGGTTCATACTGTAATCCTTTTTCCATCATCTCATCTACTGCTTCAGTTGTCTCATGCAATAGAACATGATAGTAAGTAACTGTTTGTAAGTTGTTGTCTATCCATACTTCATATTCTGGGATATATTTCTTTGCCATCCAGTTTCCAGCTTCATCAAAGTCCATATCATGGTTTCTTTTTACATAAGTTCCATTTACTGTAAAGACTTTTATCTTTACTTTTTTGTAGACAAGTGTTCCTATAAAGAGTTTTTGTAAACTCCCATCCATTTTTTCTTCATTGAATTTTTCTATGATATCTACTAGAGTTTTGAAGTCTTGCGCATCTTGTTTTAAATTATCTTCCATTATTTTATCCTACTAGTAAAGATCTGTTTTTGAATTCTTCTATTATGGCCTTGCAGAAAAGTATTTTTACATTCTTGACCACAATTACAGGCGCATAAGTTCATATAATTTCCTTCTTATATTATAATAGTAATATATTCCTTTTTACTTTTTTCTAATTCTTCCTCATTTATTTCAAATTGAGGTTCTTCATTTTCTTCTTTTTTATCATTTCCAAATTGCTCTTGCTGGCTTTGTTGTTGGGACATTTGATCTTGTTGTATCTTCATCTGGCGTGCTTGTAGAAAAGTAGGGTCTAATATTATCTTTCCTTCTCCATCTGGAAGAGGAGGAAGATCTTTTTCTGCCCGTAATTCATCAATAAGTAAATAACTTTTTACTCGTTTATCGTCGATTGCAACTTCCTCAGTCTGATTCCTTGCTTCTAGTCCAGCAGGTTCTATAATGAATTTGTCCCATTCTTTATCTTTGTTTTGCTTTGCTAATACTTTATTATATACTTCACATAGATTTGACATTATATATTTCAATCCACGATCATGACTAAATGCTATCTTCTTGTCTGCATTTTCATTCATAACATTTTGTGACTGTACTAGCCTTATTCCTAATTCTTGACTGTCTGTTCCATGTATTGCAAATATCCAACTTGCTAGCATCTGTATATATTGATTGAATTCCATGTCCCTGTTTGATGGAGCTATGCTTTGCCACTTTGCATTGTACTGCAAGAATGGAGTCTTCCACATTCCTTTTATCCCTCTAAACATGGATATCCATTCTCTTTGCAGTTCTTCTAAATCTTTTCTATCTAAATTCTGTCCATCAAATGTTAATATCCCTTTTGGCTGGCTTGAAGTATTAAAGAACTCTTTATTGTATGACATTCCAAATAGCCAGCTTGTTATTATGTCTATACACATTTCTATAAAGCTGTATCCGTAATCTCTTTTCCTTATGTCTGCTCTCATATTTGAACAGTAAAATACCATTTCCTCTTCTGTAAATGTTTCTGTTATCTTACTGTCTATCTCCTGAACATACTTTATTTCTTTATCACCCAGGTATCCTGTCTTCTTAACTGTCTTCTTTATTGTAGTTCCGTCTAACAGCCAGTAGTCTATCATTTCTCCTTTTCTGTTTCTTCTAGGTGTAATTGCTACTTGATCTATTGTAAGTATTTCCCTTACCATCATCTCATTCATTCCAACTAAATGATCTTTCCTTTCTTCTGCTTCTGGAAAATCTATATAACCACTATATAGGATAAACTGTCCTATCTCTTCTGCTATTTTTTGTTCTTTCTTGTCTGGGGTTCTTTTTCTGTCTTTTAGTTTTACTACAAATCCTAATTCATCGTCGTTGTATGATATTCTTGCTGCATTTCTTATTTGCATACTTCTCAAGTTGTGAATAGATGCTATAGGACCTACTTTCTGTGCTATGTCTCTTAATACTTCAAAACTTAAATTGAAGAATCTTTCTCTTATTCCTCTGGCATTGATGCTCCATCTAAAGAATGTTGGATCTGGTTCATAAATTCCCTGTGGTGGATTTATACTTCCTCCAGACTTAGACTTTCTTAGTATCTCTGTGTCTATACTTTTTTTGAATTCTTCTAAATCCCTGTCTATATCTATTGGAGTTGGTTCTAAATAGTCTTTTAATTTGTTTAATTCGGAAAGGTTAGCCATATTTTATCCTCAAGGTTTGGACTTTAATATGACTACATTATAATATTTTTTTGATTGATTGTAAATTAATATTTATAGATAATTATTTCTTTTTGTCATCTATTACTCCAAAATATTTTAATAATCTTTCCACTATATTAAAATCATGTCCTGCTAAAACAGTTCTGGTATCCAATTTTTTATTTCCAAAAATTCTTTTCAGCCATTCAATTATATCATCATCTGGCTTTTGTGATTTCAATTTTTCTATTTCTTCAGCCTTTTCTTTTATTTCTTTTCTTAACTTCTTTCTATCATCAAAATATTCTCTTGATAAAGTTCTAATTGTATCATAATTACAGTCCATTTGATTTTCAAACAAGTCTCTTTCTTTAATTATCTGTTCTATTGCTGATTCATAATTATCAACTGTCAAATTATAAATATCTATACACATGTCATTATAATTTTCGTTTATTTTTTCAGCTTCTTTTCTTGCTTTATCCAGCATTTTTTCGCCTTTGCTTTTTTCTTTCCTATTATGAATTTCATCATAATCCTTTTTTAATTGCTCGTCTATTTCTGCTTTTGGTGGAATATAATCATTATATGAAGGGTGCATCAAATTTAAATTATTTAGCACTTCAATTATTTCATTGATTTTATCCCATATTATAGCAAATTTTTCGATATTCCCTGGTCTTTTTCTATCATCTAATCTTTCAATCTGCTTGCTCATTTTTTATCTCCTTTATTTCTTTTATCATCTCATCTATTAACATAATACATCTTCCGTAGCCTTTTATTAACATATTATTACTTCCATAAGCGTGATCTATTAACTTTTTCTTATCTGCTAATATCCTTCTTTTAAGTTCTACAAGTATTGCTTTATCTGGAATTGAATTTCTAATCATTTGTATTCCTTTATTTAGTAAATCAATTTCTTCATTATATTTCTTATTAAAATTCATCTGTCATTTTATTTCCCTTCTAAATAATATTCTCTTTCATTAATCTGTGTACTATTACATTGTCTAATAAAAGAATATTTAATTACACCTTTAACAAAGTATTTCTCTATATTCATTTCTTCATAAACTTGTTTGTCAATGTAGATCTTACTTGGGTTTTCCCAATCTTCTTTTTCTTTTATCTTTAAAAGCTTATTGTTCTTGTCTATCTTACAGTTATCAGCTATAAAGTAATATGCTTCTGGATAATCGTTTCTGTAATATCTGTATCCATCAAAAACATCTTCACATCGAGTTGTATAATATCCACTTCTACCTTTATATCCAGAAACATAAACTGGATAGCATTCTTGATGGTAATGATTCCTTTTTTCATACTCTACCTTTTGTTTTTCTATTCCTTTCTTAATAATAAAATACCCATTGTAACAATTTAAAAATAATACTGTCATTAAAATTAAAATTAGTCTTTTCATTTATTTACATCCTTTAATTTCTCAATTTCTTCTTCTTGTTTATCAAGGCACTCGTTACATATTCTTACACTCCAAACTTTTCCATTTATTTCTCTAAATACATCCCAGCCACTATCATTATCTTTATTGAATAATACATTACAATCAAAACATTTATTTAATTTCCATCTATTAGGTAATTTTAATTCTTCTGAAGATAAACCATATTTCAAATTATTTATAAACTTAATCAATTTATTATAAATCCTTTTCATAATTCCTCCATTTTTATTTTACAGCTTTCACATATCCCTTCTAAGTATTCATTGTTTTTTAATTCTCTTCCACAACTTTCACATCTTATCTCTTCGTAATTTTTCATGTCTTTCCCTTTTCCCACTTGTTTATTATTTATTATATAACTTATTTACTTTACTTGTTCTTTTATTTCTCGTTCTAATTTTGCTCTCCTTTCGTCTGTAAGTATATAGGATTCATTTAATCTTATTTTACTCATATTCAGCATTCCACATTTATAACATTTTAATTTTGTCTGAGAATCGTCTATTTTTATTTCTTTAAAAAAGATATACTTTTCTGATGTGTTTGTCATTATTCTAAAAGGTATTGTATCTATTGTTATTGTATCTAATGCTTTCCATTTGATTCTTAATGAATCTTCCATTGCTAAATCTTTTGTTTCCCTGCTTATTTTAATTTGAGATGTCTTGCTGATTAAAATCATTTCTTTATCCCCTGTTCTTTCTGTATTTCAATGTCTATTTCGGATAAAATCCAATTTAATTCTTCTAGTTTTTCAGAATTATTACAAAACATAAGACCATCATGATATTTTGATCTTTCTTTAGTATCTTTATTTATTTCCTTTTTTCTATTTTCAATTTTTTCTTTTAAATTTTCAAGTGCTGTCATAGTATTATTATATTTATCTTTCCAGTAACAAACATCACATAACCTATCATCCTTGTCTATATTAATAGCATAACTTCCACATTTACATACACTCTTCATTTATCTTCCTCCATGATGTTTCTCTTTTTACTATTTCATCTATTTTCTTTTTAACTTCATCTTTATTGAAAACATTTTCTACTGCTTTTCTCACAGCCTCATCAAAATGCTTTATATCACAGTAATGCTTAAATAGACTATTATCAAAATCCTTATTACATATTTCACAAATACCTTTATATCTTGTTAATATTTTGTCTTCTTTTTCTATTCTTTCTATTAGATTATAATAGTCTTTATTTGTCATCAATTTTATCCTCCTCTAAAGGAATAATTCCTAATATTACTATCTCAATTGATTCGCGTAAATATCTTTCACTAAGAAGTGTTTTTTACATTCTTTTTCTAACCACTTCAATTCTGAAACCGTTTTTATAGAAGATATAGACAATAATAAACTATTTATCCCTCCAACACCTTCTGAAAAACTTTTCCATATTTATTCCAGTCCGTTTTAGAATTTAACATCACATTAGTTATAATTTCTAATCTTACTAAACCATTTATTTCTGCTTCCTTTTGTGTATCATATTGAAAATCATCATATATTCTTTTATCCTTTTCTTCTGTTGTTATTGCATAACTAAATCTATGTCCGACTTTTATTATTTCTAATTTAATTACTTCCATTTTTTATTCCTATTTCACTTTATTTATATCTAGCAAAATAGAAAGCCCTTTGTCTGTTGCACAGTAAATGCTATCACCCAGCATAAATACTTTATTTACTTTATTTGATAATATATCACTATTAAATGTAGTAAAGTTTTTCCAAATTAAAGCACCTTCTGTTGCTATATATAACCCTGCATTTGTAGCTACACAGATTATATTTCCTGATACATATACTCCATTTATTATCCCTGTCAAGAAACTATCTGTTGTCAATGATACAGGATTTATTAATGATGTTCTCAATCCTCCATTAGATGCCAGATATATTTTTGTTGCTGTAACAAACATTCCATTCAATTGATTTTCTATTCCAGAACACGTATAGCTATTCCATGTAGATCCATTATTTGATGAAGTTAATAATCCATTAGCTGTAGCCAGATAAATTATCCCTCCAGTCACATAAACATCTTTTACTTTCTGAGAAGTAACGTACGTATTATAACTTGTGTAATTATTGCTTGATATTGAAAGTCCGTATTCGCTTGCTACATAAATCATATTATTGACTGTAAAGACATTATTGCAAGTATATCCATATCCCGAATTCTGAAAGTTATAATTATTCCATGTAACTCCATCGTCAATAGAGATACTCACAACATAAAAATTAGCCAAATAAATATTATTTCCTACTGCACTGATTCCACTTATCTTCTTTCCACTTGAACCGTTATTAACAAAAGAACTTATCCATGTTTTTCCTTTGTCTTTCGAGATCGAATATCCACTATCTGTAGCAAGATAAATTCTATCCCCTGTAACATCTACAGAATTTACAGAATAACTATTTCCCAATTCATCTACTGTTGAATAATTTTTCCATAAATTTTCTGTAATAATTTCTTTCTTATTGCTCTCTAATAAAGAACAACAGAATAAAATAAAAATAAATAATAAACAAAGTAATTTTTTCATTTTGCCCTCCTTCTGTATTTCAATTTATAAGCCAAATGTGCTATACCGCTTGCAGTCATCATTACTGCAAACATAATAGCTAAATGAATCAAAAAGCTTTTCATGTTACCTCCTTATATCTCAGTATTATCTTTTTTATATATTATCTTTCCATAACTAGAATCCTTAAATGGATTATAATATCTTTTATGTTTATCTTCTATTTTAAATAATCCAAAATGCAAATGAGTGCCAGGTTTCCCTAATACAAAACCTGTATTGCCTACAATTCCTATTATCCCACCTCTTGCAGTTGCCTGCTTTTCTTTTATCAATATCTTTTTTAAATGCCCATAATAGCTATAAAAATATTTATGTTGAATTATAATATAATTTCCTTCATAACTATCATATCCAGTCTTTATTACTATTCCATCTTGGCAAGCATGTACTTTTTCATCTTTTGAATTTTCTTTCACATAAGCATCTACTCCCAAATGGAAATCTAATTTCCTTCTTATCCATCTATACCCAAATTCACTTGTTATTATTGCATTATTAACTGGAAAAGAATAATCAAAAGTAAAAGTATATTTACCTGGACTATGCTCTTTTCTCATATACTCATAATACAGATCTCCCCAGCTATCTGGTAGTTCTATCTCTTCACTTTGCTCATACTGTGCTAAAGCAAATAATGTTCTTTCTTTTATTCCAAACCAATTTGCATATTGATCTACTTTTAACTCTATTTTACTTATCTTCTGTTCTATCTTATTTACTTTTTTTAAATTCTCTTTTAAACATATATTCTGATATTTTAATTTCTCATTTTGTATCTTTATTATAAACCAATCAATAACAAATAAAAATAGCATTATCATCACACATAAAATAAATACCTCTTTTTCTTTAGAAATACATTTAAATTTTTTCACGTTTATCCTCCTTTCAAAATCTATATTTTTTGAAAGTTTCATTGTCACATGGTACTAATTCCCTAATTATCTCTTCTTTTGTAATCTTTGCACCATAATTAAGAGTATAATCTATGTCTTCAGATATTGAAAAATAAATAGCCCAATCTTGTATTCCTCCTTTTCTAGCTATCCAAAATATTTCTTGTATAGAGCATAATTCACTTATATATTTCTTTCCTGAACAAAGTATAGCATAAGGTTTAATATAAGAAAATTCCTTTAATGTAAGAATATCATTATGTATCCCTTTTAATTGTGATTCCAATTCCTGTATTAACTTAATATTTTCTAAAAAATGTTTCTTGGCTTGTTCTATGTCTTTATTTTCTTCGTTATGAGATGCTAATATTATAGATGTTAAAATTGTATATCCACAAATACTGTTCTGTTTTATTTCATTTATTATTTTTTTCATTGTCATTCACTTCCTCCATCTAATAACTTTTTCTCTTTTTCTTTTATCTCTATTTCAGATTCTTCTAACTTTAAAAAAATATCTCTTGATTCTTCTAAAAGCTTTTTTGTTTTTCTTGGAAGTCTTTCTAATTTTGTTGTTGCTTTGTGTATCTGCTGACATTCTAAATTTTGACAAGTTTCTACGTCTGTAAATAAGGTAATGAAAGGTTTTTCACAGACTTTGCATATTCTTTTGAATAGTTTTCTTTTCATATTCATTACTACTAATTATATTATATTTTTTGTTTCTTTTAAATCATTATTTTTATCGTTTTCTTCTTTGCACTTACACCAATAGGTTTTGTTATTTATATTTATCAATTTCACATCCTCTTTTTTACCATCAAAAGGCTTTCCACAAATAACACATCTATATTCATTTATATTAATTTCCTCTTCTTTAAATAAATCACTTCCACAAAGTAAACAAGTTCTTCTTTTTGTTGAAGAACTATAATAAAAACAATTACCACTACAATTTATACAAACAATTATCTTCATATCTTTTTAACTAAGTAGAAATGAAAAATTAAACTGTCATCCATAAAACTTAATGTATTTAAGTATTCTAATTTATCATATTCATCATCATATATTGAATCTCCTGTTCTGACTATTCTAAATTCTACAATATCAAAAGTATTAGTCTTAGTTAAATCAACTTCATACCAAACACAAACAGTATCTTTCTGCATTCCTATTTTTAGAATTTTAATAAATCCATACATATTTAAATAAACATAATCTCGAACTTCACTTATATTATCAAATATAATTTGTTTATGAACTGATTTCATTTTATATCTCCTTTTTCTATAAAAATAAGTAATTTTATTAAAATATCTAATTGTTTATTTCGTATCATCCCTTCATTTGATATAGCTTCCATACGTATAGGTAAAGGTTTTCCTTTAATATCATCAATAAAAATTTTTATTTTTTCAATAATTTTTAATTTTACAAATTCTTTTTCTTGTTCTACTGCTAATTCATATAAATCTATTTTATCTGTTACATCTTGGGTATCATATCCTATTTCATAACTTTGATTATCTCTTAATATATGTCCTCTTGCTTCTTCTAATTTAGTCTTTATTCTTTCTTCTACCACATAACCTTTATCTTTTAATATTTTCATTACTTCTTCTTCTTTATAACTTATTCTGCCAGGATGAATTATTGCCTCACTGATATCTTTAACTATTTGATTTGTTATTATCATTTGCTATCTCCTTTAATGCTTCTTTTAAAGTTTTTCTATTTACTCCAACATATTCTATATCACATATTGAATAGGAATATTTTTTTATTCCATCTATTAATCCTTGTCTATATCCTTTTTCATATTCACTTTTAATTTCCATTATTCAACTCCTTGACTTATTTGTTGGTCTAAAATAGCATCATAATCCAAGTCTCCATTTTTATTTTCTATCTTTCCTGTTTCAATACTTTTAATCTTAAAATTATTTTCTTTCTCTTCCTTAAATACCTCTACTTGTTCTTTTGGTCTTTGTATTACAGGAATCTCTCCACCTAAGGAACTTCCAATAATTGTTATATTCTTACCTGCATGTATCTTTAATAATCCAAATAGTTCTTTTTCCAAATTACTAAATTCTTCTCTACATGCCTGCTTTTCTTTTTCTTTATATACTTTATAGATATTCATTATTCTTTCTGTTCTGTCAAACTTGTTTATTCTTTTTAATATCTCATAAAGTTCTTTTTCTTGTTTATTTTTTAAATCAAAACTAAGAAATACTTTTCTTCTAATTATTTTTTTCTTTTCCAATTTTTTATCCAAAATATTTCTTAATATTTAATAATTTATTTTTTAGAGTAACTACTTTTAATTCTAATTGATCTCCGGAATCTTTATACACTTCTTTCAATATCATTTCACTTTTATTTTTAGCATCTAATATCTCTGTATCTGACATCTTTTTCATCTCTTCTGGACTTTTATAAAATGCTCCTAACATCATTCCAGTTATAGATAGCATTCTAAACTTTCTAGCTGATTCAATACCTTCCAAACCTTCCATCAACAAATCAAAATCTTCTTTAGTAAAATTTAAATCACCTGCCATATTAAAGTCCTTTTTTATTCCATACAAACTTTCTCATAAGCAATTTTATTATTCCTCTAGCATTACTAAAAACTGGATCCTCAATTACTTCTAGAGTAGAAAAAAGCTTTTTCATTGTTTCTCCAAACAAATAAGTTCCACCACCTGTATACAAAATCTTATCAGGAGTATAATCTCCAAAATCTTCCATTATCTTATTTTTCAAATTCTCTAATATCTTTACCAAGGCATCTTGAACAAGATAACTTAAATCTATATTCACTCCATTCTTATTTATTGATTTATTGTGCTGGATTATATCTTCTATCTCTAAAGTTGTTTTTTTTATATTGTATTGTCTATATAATTGCTCTTTAACATATTTATAGAATTTTTCTGTTCCTACTTCATAAGCATAGTTCTTAAGAATTCCTAATTGATTTATCAATAATGTATTTGTTGTCTTTCTCCCTGTTCCAACAATTAAGTATTGCAATTTTACTTTCTCTTTAATGATATCAAACTTATTGTCTATACAGCTATCCATTAGTGATACCCACTCTTGGTACCATATACCTACTTTTACTATTTCAAATTTCTTTGTTGAAACTATTTTTCCAGCAGTATTATAAAAATCAACTGTCCATTTCTTTTTAAGTATATTTCTTATTTCTTCTTCTTTATGTATATTATCTGCTGTTAGATCTAACCCTACTATTATTTCTTCATTCTCGTCTTTAACAAATCTAGCAACAGAAATTAAAGTATAATTTATACTATGCTCCAGATATACTTCATCTACAGTAGCATATTGAATTTCTTCTGGAGGAAATAATTTATCACAACTTTCTCCATAAGCAATTGGTCTTCCTTTATTTATTGCTGCTATTATATCATCGTCTTTTATCCAATTTAATGTTGGTGAATATTTTAAGTATCTAAAATCCACATTTGCATATTTAGCATCAAATCTTTTTCTTTCTAATTTATCATTCAAATTTTTGCTCTTACAATTCTCATTATAATAAATAGATTTTATTCCATCTCGACCACAGTCTACAGCAATTAACATTTTCTTTCTCTCCTTATCTTAACTAACAAATCAATATTGTTTCCACAATTATCACATTCAATTTGTTTATCTAATTTATCCTTATCTAGTAAATTTCCTATCTCAGTATAGGATAAATCCAAAATTACTTTATGATTTTCTGTTTTCTCAAAAAGTCTACATTCTTTCTGTGTAAGTAAACTACATGCTTTTCCACAAATAGTGCTTTCAATATTTGTGCAAATTCCATTTATTTCTTTTTCCCATTTACAATCATAGGATTTCATTTTAGCCATTTTATTCTCCTATTTATTTAAAATAAAATCTTTTTTAATTTATCTTCTATCTTCGGAAAAGTTTTTAATATTAAATCTTTATATTCTTTGCTTGTTTCTTTTAGTTTATTTTTCATAATAAGTTCAACATCATTTTTATATTTTTCTGGAACTTTAAAGCTGAATGTACAATAAGTAGAATCAAAATCATCATCTATTCTACTTATACAATTTTCTTGATTCTCAATCTCATTTGCTTGACATGCAGGACAATCACATTCTGCTTTTGCTGCTTCCCAGCATTCTCTATTCCCACCACCCATTCTACTATAAACTTTAATTGTCTTTTCATCTTCACTCACAAAACAATCTCTGAATCTTGGAAAACTATCAGGGTGATTTTCAAATAATGTAGGATAAATTAAAAATGTAGCTATATTAGCTCCAAAAAGCATATTATACATATTTCCCATTTTTATTCTCCTATTTAATTATATAACCTTTATTAACAATTTGTAACAAGAAATTTTAATTATTATCAAGTCCATGGATATTTTTGTAAACATCCTCCAATAAATCCTCATTAAAATTCTTCTCTGTATTATGTATAACTCCAGGGATTCTATCACTTATTGTATTAATCAATTTCTGGAATCCAATAAGGGAATAATTACAAGCATGTAAATAATGATCTGCTCCTGTCTTTCCTACTATTTCATATATTGCACCTGTAGTTTCATCTTCAAACTTTTCTATAACAATATTGCTTCCATGCTTTATGAATTCTTCTATTTCTGGATCTAGTCTGGGTAATTCGAATCTCCTCTCTGCAAATTCTTGCAATACTGTTTTTATTGTTGATAGTCTGCTTACAGTTACTACTCTTGCAGCCTCATTCCATTTTGGTATTATCAATTTCATTTTTCTTCTTTGCTTTTCATTCTCTCCTGTATCATAAAAACATCCATAACTCTTTGTTGGAAACCTTCTAGCTAAATAACTATTTCTATCTATTCCTATTCCATTAGCATCATTTATAATTATCTTAGCATTAAAAAATTCTGCTATCTGTTCCACTCTTTTTACATGATCTGTTTGGATACCTGGAAACCCATAAAGCTTTAATGAGGAGGAATCTATTCTTTCTATATAAAATATTTTTGCTTTATTCCTGTCTGTAAAACTTCTGCACATACAAACAACCCAACTAACAACACCCCAATCCACTCCTATACTAACATTTCTCATTCCACCTATTTTCTGATATTGATTAACAAAAGATAAATCTATACATTGTTCAAATATGTCTCTGCTTACTTCTGAATCCTTTGTAACATAAGCAACTCCGACTACCTCATTGAAGAATTGATTTATAAATCTAAATGTATGATATTTATAAGTTATCTCTTTCCCTGTTTTCCAGGGAAGCATAAAATATGAAACTCTATAAGAACTTTTTATGGGTATTAAACTTTCTTTTCTTGCTATCCATCTAGAGGATTTTAAATAATGTTCACTTACTTTATTTATATAAGTCCCACAGTGTTTGCAACCTATATATACTTTATCCAATTTTTTATTGTAGTTCTCTGTTCCTATATCATTTGGACTACTTATCTCAAAGAAATTAATAAGATTATCTGGAAATGTCATTATTTGTTCTCTTTTACATTTTGGACAAGTTATATGCCATTCAAATTGACATCCTCTATTAAACATCAAATCAATTCCACTTCCTGGAAACTTTGGAGTAGATATTCTTGTTCTCCTACCCATTTCACTATGCGAAGTTGATTCTGAAAATATTTCTTCTATTTGTGGATTCTGTGTTTCATATTCATCAAAAGTTAATTTATCTGAACTAGGTCCTCTTCCTTGATAGTCTGTCCAGCTAGAATCTATTGTATAAAAACTTCCATTTTTAAATTCCTTAGATCTTAAATTAAAAGGTCTAACTACATTCTCTACAATTTTTGGGCTTTGTTCTATTGCTGGACTTATTTTTTCTTTTGATATTTGATTTGCTAATCCTGCTGTTGGAAATATATGTCTGATATTTGTAAATGGTCTACTTACACAAAGATATATATTTTCATTTATCTCGGATTCTGTAAATTCGCTCTGTCTGCATTTTATACACGTCTTCTCTTTTGCAACATCATTTATATATTGTCTCAAATAAACTCTTGGAGCTTTTTTTAATTTTTCGTCTTTCTCTCCAAGCATCATTGCTACTTGAGCATCTTCATAACTAAATGGTCTTCCTTGTATTATTCTATTTTCACTTATCCATTTTTGAACATCGCTTATTCCCTTTTTAAAATTAAGATAAAAAGAAATTTGCTTTCTCATGCTATCAAAGATTTCGTATTCAGCTTCTTTTGTTTTATTTTCATATTCTAAAAGTCCCTGAATATCTGAAATTACTTTAGATACTTGATTCTTAGATATTTCTTTCATTTTCTCTCGTCGTGTTCTTTTTTTGTCTCTAATATAATTAGCTGAAGATCATCAGCAATTTGCTGTAATAACACATCATCTTTAATTCTTTTAATTAAAACATTTTTAAACTTTAAAAACATTGTTTCAACTGCATCTCTTGAAAATACTACTTTAGGTGAATAAACTATATCATGGTGAGTTTTTTTCAACTGCATTAAACAAGATAATATTCCATCTCTTCCTACTAACAGCCATGGTTTCTTTTTTATTTCTCTATCTGAATAATTCTCAAGAACATATCTAAAATATGCTAGTATTACTTTTATTTCATCTTCTAAAGTTTCTAACTTCTCTCTAGGAAGTTGCTCCATTTGTTCTATTTCGTTTTTAAATAATTTTAAATTCTCTTTTCTTAGAATTCCAAATTGTTGATATAATTGAATCTCTTTTTCAACTTTTTTTTGAGGAGTATGTTTACCAAAATGTTTACCACAAAATAATTTACCTCTTATTGCTTCTTTTGAACATTGCTGATTTTTTTCTCCTACTTTTAAAATTGCCTGACATCTTATCCCTATACCTTTTTTATTAGATAATAATTTTTCCCATTTCATATTCTGCAATCTATAGATTATTTGTTCTTTAGATTGTTTATTATTCTCTAGTAGTTCATCAAATTCTTTTTCTTTTTGTTGAATCTTTTTTTTATTGTTTTTATCTGTCATTTCTCTTTTCTTTCTATAGTTAATGTATAGAACTCTCTATTTTCAATTTTATCTACATTGTTATATATCGTTTTATAACATTTTTTATCATCACTTGAATTTTGTATAAAATAGATATACTTCTTAGCTGAGTTAGTAACAATATCAAACATTTCATTATCAATATAAATATGTCCCAAATAAACCCATTTTATTTTTTTACTGGATTCCAATGTAGGTTTCTCAGAAGATTGTATTTTAATAAATATATTATTTCTATTTATTTTCATTTTTTGTTTTCTAACCAAAGAACATAATGAGGGATAAAATCAACAATACATTTCAAACCTGCTTTTTCTTGAATGTAAGCATCTTGTCCTGTTTCTTTTTTGTACTGTTCTCTTTTATCCTGACTGTCTTTTGTTATTTTTTCAAAAATACAATCGGTAACATTACATCCTTTAATTTTATCTTTGCATACATATTCTTCTAGACTTTCATTGTTGTTTATTTTTATCATATTTTTGCATTTTAATTTCTTCTTCTCTGTCATAATTTACTCCTTTATTAATAAATTAAAATATGGTAACTTCTCAATATATTCACAAAATTGTGACCAATAGAACATTTTATGATTTTTCCTTGTATTATAAATATTTCTTAATACCTCATAATTTGCTGTCCAATGAGATTCTAAAAGATAACCAGATGGAAGATTAGCATCTATAAGTTCAAATAAAACTTTTATATCTCCAGCTTCATTTGGTAACTTATTATATTTTCTAATAAGCTCGTTTAGTTTATTCAACATTTCAGGCAATATATTTCTTTCAAAATCATCCTGAGTAACCTCGCCTTTAGTTAGACAGTGCATAGTAGACTCAGAATTTCTAACTGTTCCTATTTTAAAAGTATCCATTTGAGCCCAAAACTTAATAGATCCTTTAATATCCATTGAAACTAAAATCTGTCTAAGAAACTTTCTCTCTGCTGAAGTCTTCAATAATTTTTTAATAAGCTTTTCATCTTCTTCGCCTATTTCACAATGATTAAAAGATTCCCATAATATAGGTTCAGTTGCTATTTGACTAGAATAATATTTGGATTGAATACTATCACTTTTATCTTTTGATTTAAAACTATTCCTTATTCCCAGAATTGCTGGATACATATTATAGATAGCTATATTTTTTACCTGCATATTTCCTCCTGTATTTCCACGTTATGTTCTTCCTGTTCTGCAGCTTTAAAATGTTTCTTGGGATGTTCTCCTTTCATAAATTCTAACAACATTAAATTAGCTACATCTACTAGATATTCTGTATTTCCTGTAAATAAGTATTCTTGTAATTTACTTTTTGCATATTTCACATAATTATATTTCTTTGCTTTTCCATATCTAAAAAATCCCATTATCATTCTATTTTTCATAAGAGTTTCAAATTCAACAGACCAATTTTCTTTTAATATTTCTTTTAAAGATAAAGCTTTTAAATTATTTAATATTGATAATTCATTTTCTTTCATACTACATTTCCACTTCCATAAATTCTTATAAAATTCTCTTATCATTTGCTTCTTTTAAATGTTGCTATAATAGGATTTTTCATCCATTCATTTATTCTTTTATGAAAAGCATTTAAAGATTGAAATATTTCTATCCATTCTTTGTCTGTTTTAATGTTTTTCTTCTTCTTCATATTTTATAAACCCACAGTTTCTCATAATTCTTTCTTCATGCTCATCTAATAAAGGAAGATTATCTACTAAACAATAATATATATCTATATCTACTTGTTCGTTTAAGAGTTTATTATATTCTTGTTGTTTTGTATCCCATTCTTCTTGAGTGGATACTATTCTAGTATCATTGATTTCTATTTTCTCTTCCTTTGCTTCTCCTACTGGAACAGCTTCTTCTTTTGATTCTGGCTTTTCGTCTTTCGGAATTTCTTTTACTTCTGTATCTTTTAATGTTGGATCTGCTAATTTATGAGTCTGTAACCAAAGACATAATTCTACAAAAGATTTATTGGCTCTTATTGCTCTAATTAAAACTTCCCTTGTTCTGTCTTTTGCATAAAAGAATTTTGAACTACATTTCCCCCAAGCAGGCATTCCTTTAGCGTGTGCTTCTGCTTCCCTTCTGTCAAAAACTTCTAGCAATAAAGTAATAGATAAAAAATTCAATTTCATTTAAAACTCCTTATATAATTATTTTTGTAATTCATTAAATATATTTTTCTCTTTTACTAATTCAAATGTTTCTGGTTGCCATTTTTTCTTTCTTCCACATTTCAAAGATTCCTTAATTAAATCATATCCTGAGTGTCCTTTAAATTTTATTTCTTCTTCTCTATTTATTTTATAAAACTCATGAGGATCCTTAATATTTATTGAAACAGCATACAATTCAAACTCGTCTATAATCCTTACATTCTTTTCTTTATGAAACTTTTTGATTATTCCTATACATTCCATTTTTATTTTATCTTTTAATTTTTTATTATAATAATCTCTTATCTGCTCTCTTATGAACCTATCAAAAATCATTTCTTGCTTTGTTTTGCATTCTTTATACAGTTCAAAAATAGCTTTAATAAAAAGAGATACAAAAATAACTACTAACATAAAAATCAAAAAATTATTTAACATAATCTTATTTCCTTATACAAATTCTGGATTTTCATAAATATCTCCTATAATCTCTATTATTTCATTTTCAAAATTCCCAAAAGCTAATCCATTTCTATAATCCTCACCAATTGTAATATAACAAGCCATATTTTCATCATAAGATATATATCCTGTCATAATATAATCCAATTTATTTTTACAAGTTTCACATTTACAATTTGGTTTATTATATCTTTTTATAATATCACCCTCATAAATCTCTTTCCCATTTTTATCTTTTAATCCGGTATATTGCATAAGTTCAAAATTTTCTTTTTTTAAATCATCATATTCATCCAAATCTAAAATATATAACCTTAATATTCTTAATAATTGAATATCAGAATACCACATAAATTTATCTATTTTATTCCAAGCACGAAATTTAATTTCTCTCATACCTCTTCCTTCTCAATAAAATCTATACATCCATATTCTTCATAAATACATGGACTTAAAAATAATCTCCATCTCCATTTGCCCTTTATATGTCTTTGACATCTTTTGCAACGTTTACTTTTTTTACCATGACAATAAAATATTATCATTTTAATCACCTTTTATTTTTTAATATAAGCTAGCATTTCATTAATATTCTTTCTAAGAGTATTGTATATATGCCGGTTAAAAAGCCTCTCATTTATATCAATAAAATTAACACAGAATCTTTCCATCTTTCCTTTATGATCACATTCTACTTGAAATTCTGATTTCTTTGAATCTTGTATTGGAACAATCTTTAATGCTGGAAAATCTTTTCTTAGTCTTTCTATATATACATTCATATTATTTTCCTAACAAATCATTCATCTTCTGCTCTAAATTCTCCGTTACCCTGGAGGTTCCTATAATTTGTTCATCATATTTAATTTTGCATTTCAAATGAACAAATCCAGTAGGTAGATTTTTTGCTTCTATTGGAATATTTTGTTTTTCAACCTTATTTCCTTCTTTATCTATTATAGTATAGATATCTGTAGGTAAAATGGGTTTCCAACAAACTGAACATTTATGATACATTCTTCTTTCCTTTTTTTGTTGCAAGATTCTTATGTTGTCTTTGATACCCGTTTAGATCCTCTTCTAATAAATCTTCATTTTCTTTAAGTTCTTGTAAATCAGGATCCAGTGGTTCTACTTGTTCTGGTTCTTCCATTTTCTCTTTTGTTACTTTATCTTCGATTTTCTGTTCTTGTATTACTTCTGATCCTTTTATTTCTCCTGCATTTGTCGCATCCAAATAACCTTTTTCATGTGCAGACTTTTCTCTAATTACAAAATTATCCAATATTGTAGAAGCAAATCTTTCAAAGTTACTTCCTTTCCTGAAATCATATTCAGTAATTGGATCATTCGGATTGAAAGCTTTTCCATATTTAGCTATACCCAAAACTTTCATCAATTCAACTTTTAATAATTCTTCCCCGTCCATCAATTTTAAATCTTTGTCTAATTTTAACATATTTATTCTCCTTTCATTTTATTTGATTAACTATTTCTTCTTTTAAACTATTATTCTTTTCAAATAGTTCAAAAAAATCAACAGTATTATAAGCTTTCTTTTTATATTTTAATTTTGTTCTTTCTTTATTACTGTCTACTATTCCTTTTATAGCAAGAAAATTAGCTAAATCCCAGACTTCATCAAAACCAAATCCATACAATAATTTCAATTGGCAAGTCTTTTGTGGAATATAAAGTTTATTCTTAACTGTTTTGCAGTTTACTAAAATACCTACTTCTTCCTTTTCTTTTTTATTCTCTTCTTCGTCTTCTACGGTTTCCTCTTTTGACTCTACTACATCATCTAAAGTTTTAACTTTTGAAACTATTTTATTTGCTCTTAATGTTTTACATTGTATTCTACACCACTCGAAGAATTTAAGCGATTTTCCCCCTTTCGTATCTTCTGTCTTTCCATATTGTCCTATCACAGAAGATAGCTGATTTATTAAAATAAAAGCAAATTGTTTTTTATCTGCAAGTTTTGAAAATCTTGTTGATACTTTTCCAAATAATCTAGAATGAACTCCCATATTTTCTTTACTGTAATTTCCTTCCATTTGACTTCGAGTTCTTGCCCCACCTACACTATCACAAATAAATAAATCAAAATTAAACTTATTTATAAGTTCCTCTGCCATATCAAAACCTTGTTCTCCAAAGTCCGGTTTAAAATAATAAAAGTATTCTGGATCTATATTCATTTGACTTGCATAGTATTGATTTAATCCTCTTTCAAAGTCACCATAAAGAACTCTTGCTCCATTTTTAGCAGCATGTTTTGATATTGATAAAGCTATTGAAGTCTTTCCTACAGATTCACTTCCAAAGAATTCTATCATCTTTCCTTTAGGAGCACCACACATCATATCTCCTGTAATAATATAATTAAGATAATAAGAACCTGTATGAATAAAATCTAATGAACTGTATTTCTCATTTTTATCTGGGAGTTTAAAAACATAGTTACCAAACTTTTTCTTTGAGTATTCTAGAATGTCGTCTTTTTTCTTATTGGACTTTTTCTTTTTTTCATCTATCTCGTTTAAGTTCTTTTTCATTACTTTCTATTCTCCAATACTTTTTGAACTTCTTCTTGACTACATTCTTTCAAAAACTTCTTTCCTTTTCTCCTAAAATATTTTGGAGCCAAATCTTCTCCATTTTTATTTCTTCTTATTCCATATATATTTTGCTGTGATTTACTTTTTCCTGCTGCCATTTTATCTCCTTAATAAAAAAATAGTGTAGATTGGAAGGTAAACAACCAATAACAATTAGTTTCTATTATTTTAAGACATTATAGCTAATTGCTTCTCATCCAACAAGACTACACTATTAGATCTTAAAACTCATCGTCTTCTTCGTCTTTTTTCTTAGAACTTTTCTTTACTTTTCCTATAGGTTTCTTTTTTCCTTTATCTCTATTAACTTTCTTTCTTGGTTGCTCTTCTACTTCATCCTCAAATTCATCTTCTACAGAATCTGTTTCGCCATCGTCATCTTGTATTTCTTCTTCTGGCTCATCTTCAAAGTCATCGTCCTCAAAATCATTATCCTGTTCTTCCTCAACTTCCTCATCTTCAAACTCTACTTCTCCAGATAAAAATTCCTTCATGATTTTTTTAACTTCAGCATCTGTTTTATAATAAAATGTTTTATCTATATCAGGTAAGTCTCCTTCTGCTTTAGGACTTTTACTTATCTTATCGCATGGAACAATTTCTACAGGTGTATTCTGTTTTGTCACTTCACCTTTTGGAGCTTCTTTAACAAACATCAAATTTCTATTAACCAAATCATCCGATGTTTTCATAAAGGAGTATTTCTCAAAGATACTTAATGTAAGCTTATCAAACTGTATCTTTGATAACTGTAATATTTTAGGCTGTGTTTCCCATTCTGGAACATACTCTACAATAAAACCTTTCTTTGTTTTTATCTTTTCTTTTACTGCTTCTCCAGCAACAGCAACAAACTTTGTAGTTTGTTTTGTTATCAACATCTTTCCTTGCTTTTTCATTTCGTCAATTTCCATTTCAAGTTGCTTTGCTTTTTTAGCATCGTTTTTTTGCTTTAATATTTCTACTTTGTCTTTTAATTCCTTAATTGGATCCCAGAAATGTTCTTTTGCTACTTGACAAGCAGGACAAGAATCTGGAGCATAACCTTTACTCTCCAATCCCCCTAAACAAACAAAAGAATAAAACTTCTTTCCTATTTCAAAAGAATGAAGAAATTCAGAAACAAACTCTTTTCCTAGAAGCCTTACAAAAATCCTTCCTTTTTTAAACTTAATATAGCTGTTCTTCCCTCGATCCCCTGCATGGGAAGTTGAATCTATATCTTTTTTATTATCGATTGAACCTTTCATAAATATATCCTCCTTTATTTTGGTTTCTTTCCTATATAAGTAATTATATACTCTTTTATAAGATTTTGTAACAAAAATTTATATATTTTTTCTTCTAAAGTATTCCCCCATCAATAAACTATCTCCATCTCCATGTTTCTCTATTTCTTTTTTATATTTTGGAAATAATCTACTTGCTATATCACAACTAGCTTTTTTTAATTCTCCTTTTTCTAACCCCTTTGGGAGCATTCCTTTTTGCCATTCACGACTATCAACATAATTTAAAGAAAATCGCATTTGTTCAATTATAATTAGAGTTGCTTCCAACGCCCTTATAGCAGATACAGAAGCCTTCCACCTCATAGGATTTATCATAGGTCTTTCTAAATATACTTTTACATTGAAATTGTTTTTAGATTCTACTGTTAATGTAAAAGCTGAAAATATAACTTTCAATCTATTTATATCTATTCTAGTAATAAATTGTTTCTGTTTCGTATAACTTAATTCTTTTCTTACAGGAGTTAAATGAAAACTATATAACCCATCAAAGAAAATAGCTATACTACCTGAAATTCCGTTATCGATAGCAATTATCGTCTCTTTCATTTTTTATCCTTTGAATTTAAAACATATTTATTATTATCTATCCATTTTATTATTGGAATGCCTACTGGAAGAACACTTTTAAAGTATTTAATATTTTCCCAAATAAACCATGCATATACCATCATTCCTGTTTTATATTTTCCATCTTTCCTTCTTGTTTCTTCCAATAATGGATATCTTGTAAAAATATAAATTTTTGTTAATGGATAACTTTCATCAAGAAATATTTTTTGTTCATATCTTTTTTGACCATGCAAATATGAAAGTGGAAGTAACATTGCAAATTTTTCTTTTGCTATTTCTTTTGATTTCTGAATAAATTCAAATGCTAACCTAAAAGGTGGATTCGTTATTATATAATCAACGGGTGTAATACAATCATTAGTTAAAAAATTTTGATATTTATGATATAGAATATCACTTGAATAAATATTTTCTTCATTAAAAAATTTTTTTAATATTTTTCTTATTGCTCCTTTTCCACATGCAGGTTCTCTTATTTTTTTATTATAATCAAATTTTTCATTCTCTAATAATTGTTCTGTCATACTGTAAGGTGTTTGATAAAAATCTGATTTATGTCTTTGCCCTCTATTACAAGCACTAAAACATTTACCTTTCATTTTATTTCCTTTAAACATATTTCTTTATTTTTTCTATCAAATGTTTCATTTCGTAACTTTCTAATTTTTTAAAAAATTCCTTCTTGTTCTTTTTTCTTCTTATACTATTCATTTCGCCATTTAACTCTTGAAATTTAACTAGCTCATAATTTTCTCTTATCTTATCTATATTATCTATAATAAAATTCTTTAATAAAGATGTTCCATTTGAGAATCTTAAATTATCAATAAATAATAAATCTCCTTTTATTTCTTCTAGAATAGAAATTAACTCTTTTATTGTTTTCTTATTTTCTGTTTGCTTTGCTCTGAATATCCCATGTATATTATCGCAGGCATCTCCTATAATTGCTTTAAACAGTGGATAATATTTTATATCCATTCCCAAACTTTCTTCTATCTCCGATTTACAGTAGACTTTATCTTCTATTTGAATTAACTTTTTATCATTTATAATATTTATAAGCCAGTCATTATCTTTAGAAATAAATAATACATTCCTTTCTTTATATTGCTTAGCAAAATAATATGCTAAATCATCTGCTTCCATTCCTTCTTTATAATATTGTTCTACATCTAAATAAGATAATAAATTCTCGAGCTCTTTTACTTTTTGTATAAAACTATCTTCAGCAGTTTTTCTGTTTGCTTTGTATTCTTTTGATATTTTCTTTTTATTACTATTTCTATCCCATAAGAAAATTATTCTTACTTGTTCTCCATATTTCATTTTTAAACCACAATAGAAATTCAATATCCCATAAAAGATCCCTGTATCTCTTCCTTTACTGTCTTTTAGGTTTCTCATACTCCAATTATAACGGTGTACTAAATTAAGAGCATCTATTATTATTACTTCTATTCTGTTTTTTATTACAAGATCTAAGTTTCCTTTTTGCATTTTTCTCCCCTTTCTTTATTTTAAACTTTCTCTTAATTGTTTAATCCATAAATTCCTTTCGGCTGTTCTTTCAGCCTCTTCCTTCCATCTTTTCATATGATAATCCAAATCTTTCAATAATTCTTTTTCTTTTTCATATTTATATTGTTCTATTTGTAATTTAATTATTTTTTTATTTTCATAATAACTATAATCACAATCAGAATAACTTATATTAATTTGATCTATCATAAAATTTTTTAATCCAATATGCTCTTTTGATGGAGGATTCCATTCATTAACTTGATATAACATTTCATCGTATTTTTCTTTTAATGCTTTACATTCCAAAATTCTTTCTTGATTATCTTTTATTTTATTTTCATATTCTTTATCAATTATTATTTGCAATTCTGCATCTGATAATGATTTCAATTCTTGTAATTTTTCTTTAATGTTCTCAACTTTCTTTTTATAATAATCAGATTCTTCAAACTTTTCTGGAATAGGTTTATCAAAAGGTTCGTCTCTCATAGTGATACAAGCCCCAAAATTCCTTGCACATCGTAAAACATATTCTTCAAAACTTATTCCATTTTTAATACCAGCAGTATATCCTGTAGACATAAAACTTCTCCTTATTTAAATTATCTCTTCAAATTCCCCATTATTTTCTCTATATCCCATTGCAATCTTTTTTAATTCATTATAATTATACTCTCCAATATATTTAATTGCCAGCTGTTCTTCCTTCTCTGGATCTTCAAAAGCTCTATGTAAATTCCAGCAAGTTAATATTCCATTTATCACTATATACTTTGTTCTTAAATTTTCTCTCGGTATAATGTGGTGTCTACCACCTTCTGGCTTTCCACCACAGCAGGGACATTTCCCAAACCATATATGATTTACTCTTTTATCCCATCTTGTTTGTCTACTCATTGATCTTTCATTTTATTTAACCAATCTATATAATCCTTAGCTCTTTTCAATTCTTGTAAAATATCACTTCTAAAATCAATTTCTCTTTCATATATTACATTCTTAGTATCTTTATTTCTAATTTCTAAATGTTCAAAATAAGCAGTTTCTTTATTCCAAATAGATTCTTGCAAAACAAGAATTATTGTATATCCTTTATATTCTTCTTTTGAAATTTCTTTCTCAGAACAGCAAGTTATTAAAAAAAGAAACATTAAAAATATTATCATAACTCTCCTCATTAATTTACCTCCACTATTCTGCTTATGCCTTTTTTATCTTTCTCTACAATTATTTGATTGATAAAACTGTCCTTGATACTTGTATGACTAATTATAAATATTTGTTGAAAATAATTTTTTAGATAGTTTATTACTCTTATCAATTTCTCTGAGTTCCATTCATCAATGGCAGAAAATATTTCATCTAGTACAATAAAATTAAATCTTACTTTATTTAACTTACTTAACAATTGACTTAATGACATTCTTATTGCAAAGTTAATTATACTTCTTTCCCCTCCACTAAAAGATTTATATCCTCTCCTTCCATTTTTTGTATTAACAAATATTTCCAAAGTATCCCTAAGATCAGCATTTTTATTTTTTAATTCTTTTAAAGTCTCAAATTCTATCTCAAATTCATTTCCCAAAATATCCTTTAAAATACTATTTGCATTATCCTGTATCTCTTCTATACTTTGTTTTATTAACTGTGCTACTATTCCATTTTTTCCAAATACTTCTTTAAGAACTGAATAATTATTAACTTCTTCTCGCAGTTTTTTTGTTTCTGTTTCATATCCATCTTTTTCTTTTACTGTTTTTTCAAATATCTTCAATTGATTATTTTTCTCAGATAAAAAATATACTAAATCTTCTATTTGCTTTTCCATTTTCTCAATCAACTTTTTATAATCTTTCAAATTGTCTATGTTATATTTATCTCCTTCTTTTTCTAGTTCTTTGATTTTCTCATTCAATACAGATATCTTTGTTCGTATCTTTTCTATAAAAGACTGAATATTTAATTTCTTCTCAATTAAAATATCTATTGAATTATTATCCTGTTCAGATTTTTTTAACAATTCTTTTTTCTCTTTATACTGTTTTCTTAGATCATCCAATTTAATTTCATGACTAATTATTACATTATTATTTTCCTGTAAAGAAGTTTCTAAAAATTCTATAGAAGCATGTATTTTATTGATCAATTTACTCTTTTTATTTTTATCTTTTAAATCAGCTTCACAAGTAGGGCAAGTATCATTCTTAGATAAAGTCTCTATTCTTTCATTGTCCATTGATATTCTACTTTTCAAATTAGCTGATGCAATTTTCAATTCATTTATTTTTTCCTTTAGTAATTCTCCTTTTGTTCTTATTTCTTCAACATCATCTTCACTGAAGTCTAACTCTATTTTCTTGGGTACTCTTATCTCTTTATCATTTGTCTGATATTGCTTTAATTCTTCTTTGTTGTCCTTTAATTGAGTTTCTAAATCATTTATCTTGTCTAATATTCTGTTGTAATTAACTAATACCTCTCTTTCTTCTTTCTGTTTGTTTTTCAATTCAGATAGTTCTTCTTTAGATTTAACTAATCTTTTATTATTAGCTTCTATCTCTTTCTCAATACTTTTTACATCTATATCTTTTAACTTATTTTCTAAAAATGATTTTTTAGTTTCTGTGGAATCTAATTGAGTTTGTATTTGTTTCAGTTCTTTATTTACTTCTTCATAACAATTATCATATAAACCCAGATTTAATATATCTTTTAAATATGTCTTTCTGTCTGTGGGTGTTGCTGAGGAAAATGTATCCTGTTCAAACTGTTGAAAAAATATTGTAGCAATAAATATATAGTAATTTACTCCAATCTTTTTTTCGATCATCTCTTGAGTCTCATTTTTCCCTTCTGATTTATCTATTCCATTTATTCCAAAATATAAATATCCACCTTTGTTGTTTTTCCCCCTTGTTATTCTTATTGTTTCGTCTCCTATCTCAAATAGCCAGCTTACTTCTACTATCTCTTCTCCTTGCATAAGAACATCTTCTTTTGATGTCTTACCAAATATACAATAAGTTAAAGACTCAAATATAGTTGATTTTCCAGTACCATTACTTCTTGCCCAATTATTAACAAATCTTCCTATAATAGAGGTTACAGATAATTTTCTGAAATCTATTTTTTGTCCTTGATAAGACATAAAATTCTTTAATTCACATTCTAATAATTTCATATTCTTTCCTATATACACAGAGCCAAATTAAACTTTCCATATTCCAGATGTTTCTTTATTGAGATAAAAGGAAATTCCGGTTTATCTATTCTTATAACTTTTCCAACATGAACAAACCCCCAGCATTTTAAAGGCACTTTTGGAACAATGTCATTTACATTTTGAATATTTAGGAAACTATTATCTAAATTGCTTAGAGCAAAGAAATGTCCAAAATATTCATTTCCAACTCTAGGACTTCCAAAGACTATTCCCTCTAAAGGTATCCTAATATTGTCTTCAAAATAAATAGGAAAATTATATTCCAAATCTAACATACACAGAGTTGCTAAAGCTCCTCCTAATGAATGTCCTATTATTGTTATTTTTTTATACTGTTCTTTATTCTTTAACCCATATAAAACAAAAAGCAATAAATCTGTTCTTAATGTCATATACTGAGTTAGAAATCCTAAATGTACTTTTATTTTTTTATCTACTTTATCGTAAGGAATAACCATTTTACCAAATAACAAATCTGTAAATATATCATTAAACTTTAATTCTGTTCCTTTAAAACTAATTATCAAAGTATCATTATTCTTTCCTATTCTGCAATAAGCTCCAGTCACACTATTCTGAATTATTTTTAATTCTTCCACATTATATTTATTTCTTATTTGTGGATCTTCCCAATTTCTTGTCAAATCCCAATATTCATTATTTGTCATTTTTTCTCCTTCTTAAAAAATCTAAATATTCTTCATAAGTTTTTGGTTTTGGGCAATTCTCTTTAGGAATATTATCATACATAGAATATCCTAATGCACATTTATAAATGTAACAACCTGAGCGTATTGTAATTTCTCTTGCTCTACAACTATTACAATTCTTTTTCATGTCTTTATTTCCTTATAAACATTTCTCTATTATTTCTTTTCCTTTACTTTTTAAAAACTTATTCAATTTTTTTTGTTCATAGTTTTCATCTACAAATCTATTAAGAATTTCTATTGGATTGTATTCATTTATTTCAATTCCTTTTTTTGCTTTCTTAACTGTATTTATTTCTATCTTTGCTATATAATTATGCTCATTGAACATAGATTCTATCTCTGCTATATTTAAACTTTTTCTATCTTTTTCATTTACGTTTATTTTCAGTTTTAAAATACAGTTATTATATTTTTCTGGTTTTACTGTTAATTTACCTGGATAATTTAATTCAATTATTTTATATTTTGTTGTATCAAGTTTTACAAAATCTACTTCGTCTGTTTTATCATCATATACTAGAAATCCTTTATCTTCTTCACATTCTCCAAAATCATTTCTAGTAATAGAACCTGTATAAATTATTTCTGTATTATTTTTTTGAATTCTTTGATGTTTATGAATATGTCCCAAAAATATCTTTTTTATTTTTCTTGTATTTACTTCAGGAAAGAAGTTTATTCCACCTTTTAAATTATATTGCTCATTTCCTATTACTGCACCATCATAATGTAGATGTCCAATTACTATATTTTTTCTTTCTGTATCCAAATATTCAAATATCATTTGTGTTATATGCTCAATAATTTCTTCATTTTCCTTTAATTGATTTCTAACTACATGGGGAATAAAAATGTAATTTATGTTATTTATGATCTTAACTTGTATATCATCATATACAAGTATATTCTCAAAATTAGCATTCCTTACAGGACTTATTGCACTTATTCCTGAATTTGACTTATCGTGATTTCCACTAATAAGAATTGTTTCGATCTCTTTCATATTAAGAACTTTTAATCTTTCTAAAAACATATAATAATATTTTGCGGTTGGATTTTTCTCTTCGAATATGTCTCCTGCTATAATTATTGTTTTTATTTTATTCTTTATTGCATAATCTATAATGCAGTCTATTTGATTGAAAGTTTCGTTTACAGATCTTTCCATCCCGTTTTTTTCTATATAACTATCACTTAATTGTCCAATATGAAAATCAGCTGTCATTATTAATTTCATATTATAATTCATCTCCTATTGGTTCTGGAACTCTTGATTTGTTTACAGTTGAATTTATACTTCTAATAGATTCACAATGTTTTTCCATTGCATTCTTTGCTACGTTTGCTTGTTCTTTATAGTTGTTTAGTTTTCTTAGAAAATTCTTTTTTTCTGAATACTCTTTTGCTTTCTCAGCCATTAAACGACGTTCTTTTGCTTTTTCACTTGATTCTTCTTTATATTTAGCAGTTTCACTTGCAACCCATAAATCAAATTTTTCTTCTTCTTCAATAAGAGCATCTTCCAAATCTATTTTCATTCTACTAAAATAAAAGTAATGAGAAGCTGATTGATTCAATACATTTAAAACCTCTCCTTTATTTTCAGTATTCTTTACTTGCATCAATTCTGCAAGATTTGCTCTTATATTTCTTCCTTTAATTATTATGTCTATGAATTTATATTCTTCGGGAAGTTCAGGTCCTTTATACTCTTTTTCTCTCCTATGATCCATAGATCCTAAATTTTTCTTTGCCATATTAAAACCTCCTAATGTATTTCTTTTATTCCTTCTATTGATTTAAGATAATCTACAACATCTAGATTAGTTTGTGCATCTAATAATTCCTTAAAAGTTTCTATAGATAAATTATTAAACTTTGAAAACAAATAACTGATAAGACATTTTAGAGAACAAAAATCTTTTTCATTTTTTTTTAATTCTAAATCTTTATCAAAAAATAAAGTATTACTTACTCCATTTTCTTTTCTTCCGCCAAAGATAGATAATCCATTACTATCAATATGGATCCAACCTATTTCATTATACATATCTTCTGTAACTACTTTACAGTTTTCACATTTATGAAATTCCACTTTCATTTTATTCTCCTTAATCTATATGTAATAACTTTCCATTTCGTCAATTTCTTTTTGACTTGGATTTGTCTTTTTTAAAGTTTCCAATATATCAATTTTATATTTTTCTGGTCTATTCTCCCAATCCTGTAAAACTTTAACCACTTCCAAAGTTGATATTGTAAAACCTTTATTCACATATTTTGCTATTCTGTAAACCTCTGCAATTGGACAATGAATATTCTTTATTACTAATTTATTTTTATCTTTAAAAAAATTCTCATCACAAATAGCTTTTAATTCATCATTTAATAAATAGATACCTGCTCTTACAATAGTAAAATCAAAATTATTTAGCACCTCTTCAATATTCTCGTCCGAAGTATGTACATAACCCTGATTTAATGGCTTAATTAACTGTATAGGATATTTGCCTGTAAAAGCACATTTGAAAGAAATGGCTATATCACTTGTTCTACTTTCAATATGTAAACTTTCTGCCAATAACCTTTTTCTTATTCTTTCAAATGCTTCTACATTCTTACAATAAATATCTATATCTTGACATTCTTTAAAATCTTTTTCTTCAAGACAAACTCTTGCAAACCCTCCACATATAAATCCATCATCTTGGATATAGTTTGAAAACAAATTCTTTATTAAATCTTGATATCTTTGTATTGTTACAATTTCATATTTACTTTTTCCGAGAGGAGTTGTTGATTTTGTTTCTCCTTCATCCTCTTCTTCTTTTTCATCATCTTCAAAAATATCATCATTTTCTTCCATGTTTATCTCCTTTTCATATAATTATATAACCTTTATCATGATTTTGTAACAAGAATTTTAATTATTTTATTCACTTATCTTTGTTATTATATCACATAATTCATTGTATATATTATTATGCCAAACAGACATCCTAAATCTAAATTCTAAACTTATATAATTTTCGTTTTGCATTGGAATAAAATGTGTAGAAATATATTCTATCATAAAACCTATTAATATTTTTTCTGTCCATTTTACTTTGGATACATCTTTATCATGTTCATCTTTCCATCCTTTTTCATCTACTTGTCCTTCTCCTTCAAATTGTTTACTCATCCATTCCCAAAACTTTTTCATTTTCTATACCTCTCATAGCAATTAGAAATCAATCCTGCTTTTCCTGTATCTATATAATTATTTTTAAATATTTTTATTATCATTAAAGCAATATCACTATTATCTGTATATTCTGCATTTAGAATAACTGCACTCATATATCCTAATACTGCCCTTCTAATTCCTTCTGGTTCTTCTTCTATCTTTTTAATAATCTTTCTTACTTCTTCCCAATTATTATTCTTTAAAAGAGCTCTGCATAAGTTAATTACTAACTCACTATCATCAGAAATTATTGTTTTGTTGACTATCTGTATCTGTTTTTCTTCATTCTTTATATCTAATATCTTTTCTAGGAGTTTAAGTGCATCCCTCATATGTCCTTCACTTTTCTTAGTTATCTTCTTTAGAACTGTCTCTGATACTTTCTTCTTTTCTATAATACATATTTTCTTTAGATATTCAAAAACAGTAACATTCTCCACTTTATCTAATTTTATAATAGTACATCTACTTCTTATAGTGCTGATTATCTTTTCTGGATTAGTAGTACATAACATAAAATAAGAAAATGAAGGAGGATTCTCCAAAGTCTTTAGCATAGCATTTTGAAAGTCTCCTGTACTTTTATGCACCTCATCTAAGATAAATATTCTTACTTTCCTATGAAGGAATTGAGGATCACAATTACTTACTTCGATCAATTCTCTTGCAGTATCTATTCCTCTGTTGTTACTACTATTGATTTCCAGTATATCTGTTTCTATTGCTCCTAATTCATAGGATAGTATTTTTGCTAAGCTTGTCTTTCCTACTCCATGATCTCCTATAAATAAAAATGTATGAGGACAAGATTCTTTTTTCTTTAATAAATTCTTCAAAGTTAAAATAGAATCTTCATTACCTATAAAATCCTCAAATGTCTTTGGACGGTATCTTTCTGTAAAAATCATATATCTATTCTCCTTTTCTTATTCCAAGATTCATCTATATCTGTTATCTCCGCTTCAAATGAAAGAGGAACAATAATCCATTTCCAATACTCTCTAATATCTTGTTCTATTATTTGCTTAACTCTTTTTAAAATCATATTCTTTTCTTTTGGATATAAATCAAAAACAATACTATCATGAATTTGTCCAATTATCTTTGTCTTAAGATTATTTTGCTTAATATACTTATTTATTTGAATTAAACTCCACAGCAAACAATGAAAAGCTGCTCCTTGTATAGGATAATTTAGAACATCATTTCTTCCCATTGGAGCATAGCATTTGAAACCTGTTTTTAATTCTACAAATCCATCTTCATTATATTGATTTAATATTTCGCTTTTCCATTCTGTATATCGAACAAATTTCTTATACCAGAAATTATTTTCTATCTTCTCTATATGTTTTTGAAACCTTTTAATATCTCCTAATTTCTTCTCCCTCAACATTTCCTTCTGTTCTTTATCTAACATTTCCCATATATTTTGGGTTACATCTCCTGCACCTATTTTCTCATGCTCTTCTTTAAATATTCTACAAGTAGATCCATAGAATTCTGGAAACACAAAACCGTTTTTAGCAATATATCTTAATCTTTTTGTTACTTCCTTATCTTTCAATATAAATATTTCTTTTGCCATATCCCTGTGCATATCTGTATTCTTATCAGTAACATATTTTATCATTACAGGATCTTTGTGGTAGCAAACAGAAATTGCAACTTCAATAGCTTTTAGATCAACCTCTAATAATTGATTCCCTCTACTAGGAAACAGAAGACCTCTTATTAGATTGTTTGCATATTCATTTCTTACGGGAATATTTTGAAAGTTTGGATCTGAAGAAGAACTACGAAAAGTTTTTACTGTATGTAAATTAAAATTTGGATATATATAATAATCTCCATTTTCTTTTCTTATTGCTTCTCTTTCAAATTGACCTAAAAATGTATCTCTTATCTTCATTAGATTTCTATATTCTAAAATGTTATTTGTTATTATAGAATTTATTTTTGCTAAAGAATGCTTATCTGTACTTGCTTCTTTTGCCTTAGCTGTCTTTTTACCTACTTCTACTTTCATACTTTTTAATAATTCTCTCATTTGCTTTGATGAACTACTGTTGAAATCCTTTTCTAACTTTAATGATTTTACTTCCTTTGCATTCTGAATCTTTTTATCTATCTCATCTATTTTCTTTGCCAATATTTTATATTGTTCTTCATATCCTTTATAATTGAATCTTATTCCATTTGTCTGCATCTCTGCAAACGCAATTATCCCATCTCTAAAGAATTTTATAGATTCCTTATCTGAAGATTGTATTTCCTTTCTTTGCTTTAAATATAATCTAAAAGTTAAATCACTATCCATTCCACAGTAGTAGAATAACTTCTCTTTAGGTGCTTGTTTTATATTATTAAAAGCATTCGATGATTTCTCTTTTGATTTTAAATAAAAATTCATTTCTGAATCATATCCACATACACCAAAATAAATGTAACTTAGATATTTTAACCCATTACCTATTCTATTATCTAATACATGGTTAGTAACCATTGTATCCCACCACCACCCATTGATATTTACTCCTAATATCTTATTTGACCATTGATGCTCGAATTTTAAATTATGAGCTATCTTTTTTATCTCTGGATCTTCTAATATTCTTTTTAATTCTTTTTTAAATAATTTATCTTCAAATATCTCAAATACTTTTACTTCCTTACCATTACAAATAGATATACATATAATTTCATGTCCTTCTTTATGGGGTTTAATACCTGTAGTCTCATAATCAAATACTATTGTATCCTTCTTTTTTATAGAAGAAAGAAATCTCATTGTTTGATTATAATCATTCTTTATATCTATTTCTTTTGGAATAAACATAGAAAATTCTGTTGAATAACTTACTGCTTGATATAATGTAGAAGAAAAAAGTTCTTTTAGAATAACATCATTCTCATTTCTTAATATATAAGCTGGATGAAAATCTGGAAATATAAAACATTTAAAATCTTGATCTGGTATTACTTGCCCAAACCAATTATCAATTGTACCTATTTTTATTTTATTTCCAATTAATCCTTGTAATGCTGTTTTTCCAAGTGTTATTATTTTTTCTGGTTTTAATTCTTCTACTACTTTCATTAAATTAAATCTACAGTAGTTTATCTGAGCATTGGTTGGAGAAACATTGTTTTTAGGTCTACAAATACAGGTATTAGTAATCCAACAATCTTTCTCCATATCTATACCATAACTTGAAAGGGTAGTTCTTAATAATTGTCCACTTCTACCTATAAAAGGAATTCCTTGTTCATCTTCCTCTCTACCTGGTGCTTCTCCCACTATCAAAATCTTTTTCTTACCATAGCCATAAACTTTCATTTTAGGACTTAAACAGTTTTTATATAAACCACATTTTTCACAATCATCTTTAAGAACTTTTTTCTTTTTCTCTTTATCAGCTATTTTCTTTTTTTTGGGATTTTCTATAACATCAAAAAGAAATCCTTTCATTATTCCTCCAACCTTTTCACAACAAACAGATGAAGAAAATTATCATTCCTAAAAATCATTAAATTATCTTCAATAAAAAACCTATTACATTTCTGCATTATCTCTGCAAAGAATACTGGATTAATAAAGAAACAAATTTCATTTTTAATTCCTTCAAAAGGAATCATATATTTAATAGTTCCTAATCTTCCTTCTCCTTCACATTTTATACAATCATGAGATAATATTATTTTAATCTTCTTATCAAAAATAACTTCGTCATCTAAAATAAGAGAAGCAAAATCAATTCCTTTTATTATTTCTTTTGTCATTAAAATTGATTTTTTCTTTGCTTCAAAGAATGAAAAATATTTTCCATAATCTACTCCATCACTATTGGAATGAAGGAATGAGAAAAGAATGTCTTTTTCCTTATTTAAAAAACAAACAATATTATCTTTAATAAAATAATTTACTGCTTCCATTTTTACCAATTCTTTTGCTATTGAAAAAGGAATAATAAAATTACCAAAACTTTTTTCTAATCTATATATACTCATTCTCAAAGAATCTGTAGAATAAATACAATCTTCTCTTATAAAGATATTATTTAATCCCTGTTTTGAATCATTACTACAAGTAAACAAACAAGAAGATATTGCTCCCTTAAACTCTTTAGGTAAATCTATTATTTCTACTTCTGTAAAATCTATATCAAAATCAATATCTTTTATTCTTTCCATTGGTTCTGTATTATTTGCTAATTCTATTTTCTTCCCTTTTGCTTTTATTACTATCTTATCTTCTACCATAGATATGTCTATGATATCATTTTCTATTTTTTCTATAATTGAAATAAATTCTTTTCCCTTTACACAAAAAAACATATTATCTTTCTTCTGCATTTTTAGAATAATCTGAACATTACCATTATATAATATAAACATATTATTCTTGAAAAAAAGATAATCCCCAAAATCTTTTATATCTTTATCTGTTAGAAATGTCTTAAAGATCTTTAAACTTTTTTGTAAATCTGCATTTTCTATTCTCACATTCTCTCCTTAGAATAAACTTAATTCATGCTTATTATTTGTAATGTTATAACCTAGCAGTGTCCTGTTCTCTTCTATTATCTCTAAAGGATTGGAACTTTCAAAACACTTATCTATTAACTGAAATATCTTATATTGATTTTCTAAAATCTTTTTATAAAAAGATCCTTGTCCCATATTTATAAAATTCTCTATCTTTTCTTTGAATTGAATAAAAGTATATAAATTATGCATCCCTAAAAAATAATAAAATTCACTTTTATTTCCTTCATGAAATATCTTGTATAAATCTTTTATTGTTAATAAACTACATACAGGGCATTTACAGGGCATTTCTGTATGATTCAAATCTGTTACTTTTATATCTCGAGTAAAACATATCCCTGACATTCCATTTAAACTCTGAAATAAATTATAATTTCCCATAGAAGCAGATAATGAATAACTACTGGAATCAAAAGAAATAGTCAAGTTAATATTATTCTCATTTAATTTCTTTTGAAGATAATAAATATACATTAAGGTATCTATAGTAGTAAGACCTAAGAAATGTAGTAACTTTACTTCTTTATCTTTTCTGTTCGCATATTTCTTGAAAAGTCCTCTTTCTTTTAAAAAAAAGAAACTTAACAAACTGTTATAAACAGGCTGTCTTCCTACACTTCCTATTGCCAATCCACCCTCAAAATCAAAATCTTTTATTCCTTGCCACCATAATTTCAAATGCTTAATACTTCGACCTTGAAGAACATTCAGAAACTTTGTTTTTCCCATTTTATTTTTATAGAAGAATTCAAAATTCTTAAGACTAATCTCCAATTTTTTCTTAAAGTTATCATCACAGTGATTTCCTTCTTTTCCATAAGGAGGGAAATCTATATTAAGAGCATAGTTTGTATTATTTTCTAACCATTCAAATATTTCACTTACAATCTTATCTGAATATTTTAAAACATTAGTTGCTAACTGATATCCTCCACTGTCTCCTAGCACTATGCTGGTCTTATAATTTATATCAAATCTTTTTCTTATATTCTTTTTATAAAAATGTCCAGCTGTAATTAAAAAATAAGGATAATTAAAAATCTTTTCTCTTTTATCACTTGTACCATAAAACTTAAAAGATTTATCTTTATAACAAAAGTCATTCTCAAAAATTGCACAAACAAATCCACTTATCGCAGGAAAAAAGATTGTCTTATTATTCATTATTCACTTCCTTAAAAATATCATCAATTCTGCAATACTTCTCTTCTAAAAATATTTTATTATTATTCATTTGAGGAATAAACATATCATAATTATTTAATCTGTATAAAATATATTCTATCAATTGATCTTTATACCTAGAATAATTATTAAAACTTATCGTCCAATCAGAAGGATATAAAAATGCTTCATTATACATTTCTGGATAGCTTAATCTATTAGGTACACATGGAATAGCATCTAAATATAATCCTTCGAATATTCCTATTCCCCATGTTTCTTGAAGAGAAGCAGAAAATACTATTTTACTTCTTGCTAATATTTGATGATACCCTTGCTTTGTAAGTTGAGACTTTTGACAAAATATTACTTCTACATCTTGTAATCCTTTTGCTAAATCTTCTAATATTTCTGGTTGCTTTTCTTTTGATATCCTATGAGGAAAAACAATTGTATCTGTTTTTTTAGCATATCTAAATTCATCCAATTCTTTGAAGTAATAAGGTAACCCTGTTACTATTACTTTTTTACTTACTACTGAAGAAAAATATCTTAAAATCAATTTCTGATGATAAACAGTTGCAACAAATGATTTATCTAAATTCTGAAGTAAAGCTTCTTCAAAAAAACGAAAATATTTAAAAGAATCTCCTAATAAATCATTTACATCATAACTTCCAGCATGCCATATTCCATAGATCTTTATCTTTTTTTGATTTAACCGTGCCATATATCTTAATGCTATTATACCATAGTGCCATGCATCTAGAAATAAAAACTTATCTCCATCATTTATCTTTCCCTCTTTAAACAAATTGGAAAGTTGAATTATTTGTTCTGATTTCCAAATATTAGTCTGGGATGGATCTAAGAAATTTTTTCCATTTAATTCCTCTGTACTTTTTGTTCCTTCTATTTTTTTAGAATAAGGAAATACATCATAGAACCACCTTCTCCATTGTGAAGTATATCTAGTTTCTAACTCTTCTAAATAAACAATGTACAGCATTTATAATCCCTTCTTAAACTTAACTAAATCTGCTAGGAAGGATTGCAATAATAATATAGGACTTCTATAGTAACAACTCTTACACTTCCAAGAAAGCCCTTTTCCTTTCCTGTGTTTCTTTCTTAATTCTTGAATAGTTTTTGATTCCCATATTTCCAGCAAATCTTGTTTATATAAATTCCCTAAAGGCAAATGTTTCATAAAATCAAAGCAGCATGGAACTACTGTTCCATCATTTTTTATAGAAACAGATAAAAAAGGATTTAAACATATATCCCTTTCTCTTTTAAAATTTGATTTCTCATTCCTATTTTCTATAAAACAATCGTCAACATATCTTATAAAGATATTTTTTTTATCAAATCTTTTTATAAATAATTCTAATCTCTTTTTACTTGCAAAGAAAGTATTCTTTGTCCACTTTGTTAATAATAATTGAATATATACCATTACCTCTTTATTTATATTCTCAAGGAAATAAGTAAGATTTAAAATAAAAGTATTCCATTTTTGAGGATACCTAGATATTTCATATTCTTTTTCATTAAAAGTATCAAATGAAATTGTAATTGCATCAAGTATATTAAATACTCTCATATCTACAAGTGATAGATTTGTAGATAATCCTACCATTGTAGAAGTATTTTTTATTTTCTGTACAATTTTTTCAATATGAGCATCTAACATTGGTTCCCCTGCCATCTGCAACTCCACATAAGGAGTATTTCTTAAATAATTCTTTTCTATAATCATATCTAAAAGTTTCATATCAATAAAACCTTTATTTTTTATATCCTTATTTAAACAAGCAGGGCATTTCAAATTACAAACATCTGTAACCTCTATTTGATAAATATATGGATAAGTAACATTATGCATAAAATTAAGTTTATCTTCAAAATATTTATTCATATTCCTTCCTACTTCCATTCTCATTATCCTCACTTACCTCTATTATTATTTTTCTATTTGGATACTGTGTATGAATCTTTAGATGCAAATTATCGCTTATCATTTCACAGGACATATTATTAAAATTAGTTGTCTTAATAACTCCTTCACAAAAATGCTTAAACTCAATAAATTCTATATCTCTATCCTCATGAAAGACTTCTAAATATACTTTTGCATGAAAAATATGTCGATGGGTATATCTTAAAAAAGAAACTTCTTCTGGAGCATAGGGATAGCAATGGAATCCTTCAAAGCTAAAAGTAATCCAAACATAATTCATTTTATCTCCTTATTAAGTTTAAAAATTCATTTCTTACTTCTGTTTTTTCAAAAACCCCTCTAATTGCTGAAGTTGTCATTTCTGCATCTTGGGATTTTATTCCTCTTGATATCATGCAGAGATGCTTTGCTTCTACTAAAACCATTACACCTTTTGGTTGCAAATATTCCATTAAACAGTCAGCTATTTGTGCTGTCATTTTTTCTTGTATCTGTAACCTTCTAGCAAATATTTCAACAAGCCTCGCTAACTTACTCAAACCAATAACTCTTTTATCAGGTATATATCCTAAAAAGCATTGACCAAAGAAAGGCTGCAAGTGATGCTCGCAGTTAGAATAGAAATTTATGCTCTTCAAAACCACCATTTCATTACATGCACCCTCTTCAAAAGTTGTCATTATTTCTTTTGGATCCATTTTATATCCTGCATACAATTCATTCCAACTCTTTATTATTCTTCTTGGAGTTTCTTTCAATCCCTCTCTATTTGGATCTTCTCCAATATACTCTAATTGTCTTATTATATTATCTTCTATATCATTTTCTTTTTCAAATGGAAACTGTATCCATCTATCTATCGTTTCGACATAATAATCAACTTTATCTATATTTTTATTTTTTAAAAATAAAACTGCTTTATCGTAATCACGAAACATTCCTAAAGTCTTTCCTGAATCTATCACATCGTCTATTATTAAAACTTCATCTTTCGGAAAATCTATAACTTTATTTAAATCATTTTCAATTTCCAATTCCAAATATTTATTCATCTCTTGTGCAACAAATAAACCATTCTTTGGAATTGGATACAAATACTTATATTTATCTTTAGATATTTGAAAAGCCAATATCCTACATAATCTTTTAAACTCTGGATAATCTATCTCATATTTATTAACTTGTGACATTGTAAACCTAACCTCCAACCTTTTATATTCATAATCATATCAATAAATTCTTTTTTATTTGATTCTGGCTGTAAATAAAAATATTTTATTTTATAAAATTCTGAAACTTTATCTCTATAATAATTCAATTCTTTTATTTCTTGCCCATAATAAACCATTTTTAATTCATCACAAAATAACTGTTTGAAATCCCGATTTTTTGGACTTAATGTTATCCAATCCAAATACTGCAAAAGATCATCTAACTTTTTATTTCCATTTGTTTCTAGAAATAAGTAATATTTATTTAATTTTAAAAATCTTAATAAATCAACATCTATCTGTAATGTTGGTTCTCCTCCCGTTAAAACTATCTTGTCTGTTTCATATTTTTTAATTTCTTCCAAAATCATTTCCTTGGAGAACTGTGAACCTGCAAAATGGTCCGTATCACAATAACCACATTTCTCATCACATCCGGCAAATCTTAGAAATACACATTTTTCTCCAGTATTGGCACCTTCACCTTGAGCAGAAAAAAATATTTCATTTATTATATACATTAAATTACCCTCCATTCTTCAAGTGATACAAATATTTGCTTTTCATATCCTTGAAACTTCATTACCATTCCTTTCTCTATAATCTCTTCTTTTGTTAAAGTATAATTATCAAACATTACTATATCTTTGTCTCTAAGTTTTTCCAGAATTAATTCAGAAACTCCAAACATCTCCTCTCCAGTTATTCTATTCGTAAAAGATTGAGGATTGTTTTTAACATAGTATTTTATTCCTTTTCTTTCAAAGAAACTTCCTATCTTTCTTTTTCTACCATTTTCGTTTTCTAATTCTAAAAAAACATTATTGTCTTTTATTGTTAGTTTATTTGACATTAAAAATCTCCTACTTCTGCATAGGTCTTTTTTCCTACTGATGTCTCATAAAATCTAACTTTAAATTGAAGTTCAGAATTTCTATTTTTAAAAAACCTATATATATCCAAACATAAATTCTCTGCGGTTGGATTAATATTTTTATAATCTATATCCTTATTCGAACACTCATTCAAACATTTATGATCAAACTGTTCTTTTATTGATTTAATATTATTAAAATCAAAAAGCATTCCTGTTTCATTTAGCTGACTTTCATCTCCTTTAATCCAAAGTCTTATTAACCCTGAATGCCCATGGAGGTTTTTGCAATTCCCTTCATAGCCACGTAAATAATGAGCATAGTCAATTACTGTCTCGGTGTAAACTGTTATTAGCATCTTTATCTCCTTGTATAATACCTTTGTATTCTACACATCTGTCACATCTTTTGCATATTTCTTTCCTATAACATTTCATCTCTGTTATACTACAAATATTTTCCCTTGGTACTCTTGCTTCTACTCTATTAAACTTTCGCATTGTTTTTCCTATTTAACAATTATAACTCTTCCTCTATCTTTTCAAATAAATCTATTGAATATGAAAATTTTATATTCTTATCATCCATAACATTAATTGAATACATATTTCCTAAATAAGAATAAAGACATTCCTTAGATATTATATTATATATCTTTCCATAAGTTAATTGTCCTTCATAATTTTTATTTATACATCTTACTTTATCACCTTGATTTAAACTTTCAAAACTTTTTATATTATCTTCCATATTTAATTATATAACCTTTATTAACAATTTGTAACAAGAAATTTTAGAATTCCAAATCAATTAATGGACGAATCTTTCTTCTTATTATGTTATGGACGCCTTGTGAACTAATTTCTAGACTTTCTGCTATATCATTTATCTCTTCGTTTTGCATTAACTTTTCAAACACTACCTTGGAATTCCCTTCCAATTTTTCTTTTATTCCATTCAAAAGCTGCATTGTTATTACCCTGTTTTCAAAATCTACATCGGACAGTAAGATTGTATTATACCATGAATGCTTTTCTGTTTTTCCAGATTCGTCATTCTTTGATGTAAAATAGCAATCACTTAAATATAAACATTTCAGGTTTATTCTCTTTTGTCTATATTCTTTTTTAATCATACTTCTAGCAGAATTCTTTACAACAGTGATAAAGAAAGTATTTTCTTGTCCTCTATTCTTATCATACTTGTCTTTCTCTAGAAAACATCTAAGCAATAATTCTTGCTTAGCATCGTCTGCTTCTATTCCACATTTCCTCTCAACATCCCTGGAATAGTAGTCCACATTTTTTTTAATTCTTTCCATTACCCTCACAAATTCCATAAATAACTCCTTTAATTTATTTAAATGTTAAAAACATTTCTACAGTTTCCTTCTTATATAATCTTTAAATATTTCTTTCACTTCTTTTTCTGTTAAATCATTTGGGTCTTTATCTTCTGGGAGATATATTATCTCCGTTTTTAAATAGCCATTGATTCTTTTCTTTAATCCTTCTATCTCATTTTTAGATACATCTCCATCCAAACAAATAATTACTTTCTCACAAGTATTGATTAACTTATTTAATTGCCAATCACTTGGATGCTTTCCCGTCATTACAGCCGGAATATTAAACTGCTGGAGAAATATTGTATCTATTTCTCCCTCAACTATTATTAATTCTTTTTTATTCATAATATGTTTCAATCCAAAAAGAACTTTACCCACATCACTTCCTTTAACCTTCCTGACTTTGTCAATTTTATCACATTCTCCAGCATACCGAGCTGTTACTCCTATCAATTTTCCTGCTTCATCCTCTATTGGAATTATTATACGTCCTTCCCAATAATGCTCTATATCATTACAACACAATATTCCAAACTTCTCAATTGACTGTTTTGTTATTTTTCTATTTAATAAATATTGAAGATACTGTCCTTGTGGTTTTACAAAATCTTTTAGAAAATCTCTTTTCATAGCTTTTGGCTTACCTATTTTGGTTTGTTCTTTGTTACTTAATTTTTCTAGCATCTTCTTCTTCAATTCTGGAACTTTAATTATCTTTTCTATTTTATCTTCATATAATTTTTCTGCCTGCTTGTATTTTATTTTATCTAGGAAAGAAATTAAAGTGAAAAAGTTTCCTACTTCTCCACAAGACAGACATTGATATAATCCACTATCTATATTTATACCCATAGAAGGATTTTCCTCATTATGGAAAACACAACAGACCATTAAATTGTCTCCCGATACTTTACCTGTTATATTTCTTTTTTCTAATTCCTCTTGAATATTTATTGTTTTAAGAATATCACTATATCTCAAAATAACCTCTTTCTTGTTTCAATAGAATTTAAAAGAATACTACAAATCTTCTTTTCTCTTTTTGTCATTGGTTTCTCTTCCTCTTTCAATAGTTCCTGATTAATATAATCAAATATCTTTTCATAGTTAAGAGATATACTTATATTTTTCTTTAAACTATTCATTCTTCCTCCTCTTTAAATCTCTTTCCTTTATCGTCAATGCGCATATATGAAAAGTTTGGATGCAGGATAATTGATTTCTTTGGTATCTCTACATCCCTGCACTTTACTATCCATAATCCAAGCAAACTGTCTAATCCAGTTCCATCAATATCTGTTATTCCTAACAGTATTGGAAACACTTCTGAGATTCCTCTACTGTATTTCAAATGATATGCTTCTAGCTTTTTTACTTTGGAACCTTCATCTGTTAATTGGTTACAAGTTATCAATGCAAGTCCTTTCTTATCATCCCAATCCATTGTCATTCCTTTAAGCTCCCATGCTATCTCAACTTGATTTTCCCATGCCTTAGAACTTTCCTTTGAAATTTTGTTTTGAGTCATTAGGTTAAGATAATCTACAAGCAATAGATCAACTGATTGTTTCTTTTCATCTTGTATTCTCATCAATGCTGTTTCTATATCATTTGCTGTACAACCTCTTGGAAGTGAGATTGTTATAAAGTAGTTCTGTCTTTCTTCTCTTAACTGTTTTATTTTCTTTTCCCATTTTTCATATTCAAATATTCCCAATTCTCCTTTCCTGAATTTTTGGTGTTCTATGTCTGATAAATTACTGTCCATTCTTATTTCACTTTGCATCTTTGTCATTTCAAGATTAATATAAACAACATTGTAATTTAATTGCCAAGCATGTATCCCATTATTCATCAAGGCTATACTTTTACCCCCTCCTGTCTTTCTCATTATGCTTGCCATCTCCCCTTTATATATTCCCCCTCCCAGTTTATTGAATTCTTCAAAACAAGTCGGTATTATAATTCTGCTTTTATTTTTCTTGAGTTCCTTCATATATTCTTTTCTTTTTTCATAGCCCTCAAGATACTCACCTTCTTCTCCACTTAAATGTGATCTCCTTTCCATAAAGAAATAATTAAACTTTTTTGATGTTTCTTCTAGATTAAATGTTTCTACATTATCCAAACATTCGTCTATTAGATTAAATAATTTTCTGCTATCGCATTTCTCTCTAAGCTTTTTGATCAGTGCTGATATATTTTTTGTTGTAATACTTTTTAAATCAATTTCGTAAACTTTGATAATATATGATTTGTATATTTCTAATTCTTGTTTTAATTCTTTTTTATTTTTAATTTCTCCATAAAAGATATCTTTTGGAAATTCCATTCTTTTTTCTTTAACTATATCTACAAACTTTCTAAATGGTTGGACAGTAAAATATTCTTCTTTTAGCTGCTCACTTGCTCTCCAATCTTTTCTAAGACAGTAAGCTATAATACTTGTTTCTAACTTAATAGAACGAAATTGTCTCTCAATTAAATTCTCTACATTTTCTTTTTCTTGTCTTTCCATGTTTTGATCCTCATATTCTCAGTAGAATAATAAATATCATCTTCTCCATAAACTACATACAACTTTTTTGATATCTTCTTACATAATATTTTATCCATACGATAGAACTTATCCCCTTTTTTTAATTCCCCAAATATGTGCATCTTGTTTACTCATATATCTTAAAATGTTCATTGTACAATCTCTCTTGATCTATATATTCGTTCTTATAATATTCCTTCGCCATGTTTACAATATTTGGATGGAAATAATTATATCCTTGTTGAATTTGCTTATCTATCTCTTCGTTCTTTTTACCTGAATAATCTGTTCCTTCAAATTCTATTATTTTTAAATATCTTCTTAACAATGAACCTAACTGCATTTCTTTTTCTATTTCTTCTAGAGTAGAATTGGAACAAACAATTATAGTTTTACCAAGAGGAAGAAGGCTTCTAAAAAAAGAATCTATTTTCTTTTTAAGTGGTGAATTTTCTTTCATCATTATCTTGTCTAGTTCATCCACAATTATAACATCTGAATTTTTTATCCTTTCAATTATTTGCTTATCGTCTGTAAAAGAATTATCTATAATGTTAGAAAGAAGATCGTAATAAACTTCTAGTCTTAATGTAATTGCTTTCTTTGCTAACTCACAAGCTACTGAAGTCTTTCCTACCCCTCTTGTTGCAGAAGCCAAAAATAAACCTTTACCATTTTCTATAGCGTTTTTAAAGTTATCATAATAAAGGTTTATTATAATTCTCACTTTCTCATTTAAAGCTAGATTCTTTAAACTTAACTGCCAGTAATCTAAAGGAATGTTGGAATAGATTAAATTAGCTACATACCCCAATACTTGCATGCACATACAGTGCATAAGACTGTGGTCCTTAGTATAGATATATCCTTCTCCATTACACTGCTTATGACTAAGAACTATTTTTTGCTTGATACCTTTCAGTTTAGCAATCTGTTTTTCACTCAATTCAAAATTAAACATTATTCCCCTCCGTCTCTTTTATCAATCTAAGCTTAACATTTTTTAAATATTCTTTTTTATTATTTGTTATAATCATAATTTTATTTTTGTCATCAAAACTAAATGCTCCATCTTCTGTATATTCTTTAAAAAATTTGTAAGTCTCATCATCTATTTTTTCTGAACCTGTATTATTGCTTTTTAAACTTTTGTAAGCTAATTTTAAAGAAGGAATTCGTTCTTTATCTGAATAAAATTTCATATCATCATCATACATTCTTTCTTTTCTACGAAGTCCTAATTTTATCCATTCTTCATCTGTCATATCTTTTCCATTTGAACGGTATTTCTTTTTTGAGGAATCTAAAGAGGATTTAAATCCTTTTAAAAAATCATTAAGACAAAAATGAAGGAATCCTAAATTAAAATTATCACACGGTCTTATTTTGTTTTTTAAAAACCATTTTATAAAACTATCTAACTCTAAATTATTATTCTTTAATTCATCTAGCAAATCAAGAACATAATTTTGATCTTTTAAAGTATATATTATTTCTCTACGATTTATTCCTTTTGTATGTGACATCCATCTAGGATGGGCTAAACAAACTTGATATATATATTTCCATTTTTCTATAGCTTCTTTATTTATGTTAAATTCTATATTAGACTTTTTAAAATTCAATTCTTTTTTTGTTTCTAGAGGAATATAGTTCTTTTTATATTCAACGATATTGAAATCTTTTATTTTTTCTAAAATAGAGTTTTTCTTATTAACTGAGTTAATGTCGTTTACTGTATCAATACTTATATTATTCTTTACTATACTATCTTTATTTATATTAGTTTCTTTATTAGTATTAGTATTAGTATTAGTATTAGTATTAGTATTGTTAGGGTAAACGTCGTTAACTGAGTTAATGCAGTTTACTCGGTTTTTAATATTCAATAAAGTGTATTGATTGCTCACATATTTTTGATGGTTTTTGGTTTTAATTTTATCTATTTTAATTATATTCTTTTCTACTAGATCTTTTAAAGAAGAAACTACTTTTGGTTTTGAAGTTTTACATTTTTCACATATATACTTTAAAGAAGGAAAGCAAACACTTTTATCAGACATTCTAACCAATAAACAATATATTTGAAATGTATAACAATCTAATTTAAAATCAAAAATCTCATTATCAATTATAAAAAAATTCTGTTTTCTTTCGTCTTTTACAACTATAACACTATCTAAATTTCCTCTCATATATTTTCCTCTAGAAAATAAAAAAGCACTATTTAAGACCGTTTATCAATACAATTTTGCATTCTTGTTCGGGGAGGAACAATATGACGGACTGTATTGGGCGGTCTTAAATAGTGCCTCTAATATAATTTAGCCGTCATTTGTTATTCCCTCCCCCCAAGATATTTCAAATATAAAATATTGCAAAATAAAAGTAAACAAAAATATATAAAAATGTTTATAAATGCTGTATAGAACAATATTTAGATAGGATTTTTATTAAAGAATTTATTGTAATAATTAAAGTCTTTTTTCAATAATAATTGTTGGTGTTTTGTACAAAATTCTTCTGTTAAATGCTCAGGTATCCAATTTTCATCTAGTGAAATAAATAAAACATGCCATTTATCAAAGTATTTAAATAATCTCTGACATTTGTGTTCTTTGTTTTTTCTTTTTTTATATTCATAAAGAATAAAAAATAAATAATCAACTAAATATAGTAAGCCTTTGTAGTCATAATATAATTTTGTTGTAGGATGATTATAAATATATTTTGGAATTTTCCATCCAACATCTACCTTAGTATTTGCTGATAATATCTGTATCACTTCAATAATTTGTTTTGCGAGTCTGCGATTATCTAAGCAACGAGCAGTTTTATATGGTTGAACGTAAGGTACAAAAATTTGCATCTGATCCTTCTTATATTTTGATGGATAGATGACCTCTTCTATTATGGCCACGATAAAATAATTTATTGCATTTTAATCCACAACCACATAAACATGCATCTTGCATTTTTCCAATCCTATTCCATTTTTGTTGTTTAGTTACATATATCCTACCACGTATTTTTAACATTCTTTTTTCTATATGTTCTCGTGATTGGGATTTACCTAACTTTGCTTTTCTTAATTTTTGTCTATGCTCTTCACTTTTTTGTTTACCTTTATGCAAGTTGCTTAATTTCAGCTTATGTTCCTCTGAAAATTTTTTCCCTTTATGAGATTTACTCATTTTTTGTCTAGTTGATTTTGATACTTTAGTATTTAATAACGCAGATATTCTTTCCCCTGTTTTATATTTTTCTTTTAATGTTTTACTGATTTTGTTTTTAAAATCTTCTGATCTTTTCCTGTTTTTTAGTTTTTGTCTTATTTTTTCTTTTGTATCTTCTGTTAATTTTTTACCTTTATTTTGGCCACCGTTATTGCCTAGTCCACCAAGACCTATATTATATAATATGTGTCCATTTTGTTTAAAATATTGAATCCAGAATCTTTCTAAAAAATTTAAATTATATCTATATGAAATATTTAAAATTTCTTTTATAAAATATTTATTCCCATACTTTTTAATTGCTCTCTTTATAATTTTTCCTGAACCATAATACTCTTTAGTTTTAAGAGGTAGCCTTTTTCTTTGTCCTATATAGATTTTATTATTAATTAAATTTGTAATTTTATAAATGTAACCTAACTTATCGGAATTTGCATAAGGCATAAACACTTGCATATTCTTTTCCTGTAAATACATTAAAATCCTGTGGTTGTGGTTGTTGAGCTTGTTCCACCTAAAAATTGAAAATTAGTCCATTGAGTATTTAAATCTTTATCTATTCTGTATTTGTATTCTTTTAGGATTTCTAATGCTTCTTCATGATGTTTTATTTTCTTTTCTAGCATTGAAATAGAATTCTTATTTATGTCTACTTTTTGGTTTAGGCTGATTGTAAATATGTTATCTTTTTCTTTGTGTTGTATTCTACAAATCATTTCTTGGATATTACTGTTTGATTTTCTTATCTTGTCTATTTCATTTTTGAAGTTTTTTGTTGCTGTTTCTATTGTATCTTTCATCAGCTTAAATACATCTCTTGTTTTGACATTATCCACAGACATTAAAACTGCTTCAAATATATTTGCTAATATTTCTAATGGAATTGACTGTTCACTTCTTGCTGACTCGTCTATCTTTCCAGTTTCGTCGTATATTTTCCGTGTTATTGGATTGATTAAAGTTTTGTAGTATTTATTTGCTTTTTCAAATTCTTCTCTATTTCCATTTGCATCCGGATGTGACTTTTTTGCTTTTCTACGATAAGCTTTTTTAATATCCTTTTCAGTTGCATTTTTCTTTAGTTCAAAAAAATTATATATCTCGTCTTTCATTTTATTTTCCTTAATTCTTTATCTAGTTTATCCAAAACTTCTTTAACTGAAGTTACAACCATAATTATTTTTTCTTTTATTTTTACAGTAACAAGTTTCTTTTCTTCATGTGTAATATAAAAAGAAATACTTCCTTGGTGCTTGGAAAGGTATCTTAATAATCTTTCATATTTTTCCATTGTCTTTTTCTCCTTTCAATAAATAGTTGTATTTTCTAAAGTGGTCTTCACAAGCATATTTAATGAATGCGGACATTGATATTCCTCTAAGTTCTGAAAGTTCTTTTAGTTGTTTTTTGAAGTTTGTTGAGATGGCAATCAAAATACGTTGTTCTGTTGAATTCTTTAAATAATTTCTATACCACTTTCTCTTTTCCATAATTTAAATAAAGAGGGAAGGAAAAAGGAGTTATCTATTTCCAAAACCTTCCCTTGAAACAAAAATTTTACTAATTAAATTATATAACTTTTCTATTGATTTTGTAACAAAAAACAGCTCTTTTTTAAAGATTTTTGGTTAAATAGTATAGTTTATACTGTTTCTGGATTTATCGTTTAAAAAAGCCTATTTATAAGGGGATTTAGAGGGTATTTTTTGGGTGGTTTTGACTACTGTTTTGAGGATAAAAAAAGAGGAACTAAAAAGTTCCTCCAATTTGTTGTTAATAATAATGATATTCTGAAATTAACCATCCAATTTGATCGTAATCAATTATTTCTATAATACTTTTTACTTTTTCTTTTGCATAGTCATTTCCATTAACTCTAGGATAAGAATGGGTTTTGCCACTTTCCATAGTAGCTATAACTAATTGTCCTTTATCATGGAAAAGTTTTCTATATAATGCTAAAAATAATACTGCCTGATCTGTACATATTCCACTTCCTTTTTCTATTGTTTCTTCAGGCAACTGAATTCCCTGATTAAACCAAACATAACTTCTGTCTTGTATTTCATTTTTCTCTGTATTGTAAACAATACCATTTGGAATATTTCCATATATATAATTTTCTAATCCATAAACATCTGTTATAGTAAAAGGAATTTTATTTAAATTGACATGATCCCAATTGTTAATTTGATCCATTGTTAATGAACATGATACAGAAAATAAAATCAATAGTGCCATGATTACCCTCAATGTCAATGATTTTAATTTCTTCATTTTGTTTCTCCTTAAATAAAAAATACTGTAAGGAAGTTATTTCCCTTACAGTATTATTATACAAATGAGATTGGATTAATTAACCAGAATGTTAAATTATTTTTTAGCTAAATTATAGCACATTATTCCTAAAGCTGCTGCTAATAGACTTGTCCCTACATCAAAACTTATTGTTATTCCCAAAACTGTTTTTAATTGGAAGTTTGTTATTTCTAGCTTTTCTAACTGTTTAATCTTCTCATCTTTTATTGTCAGCAAGTCTTGATAATAGATATAGTCATTCAAGTCAAGCATCAATTGGGTATATCCAGAGTATGGTATAAAGAATCCCTCTACACCTTGATAGGTTATCTTTTGAAGTTGAAATGTTGTAATGTAAGAATTTAGTCTTTCTTTTTGCTTGTCTGGGAGTTTGTCTTCACTTGATAGTCCCATCGTTATTATAGTCATTATAATGAGAATCATTAATAATTTTTTCATCTTTTGCTTTCTCCTTGTTTAATTCTGCTATTTTAGCATCTTCATTTTTTGTGTTTATCTTTCCTGAGTTCAAAAAGAATAAAGCTGCTAATCCACCTGCTATAAAAGTCACTAATCCAATTAAAGCTTCTACAAGCAGTTTCCAATGATCTTTAATCCATTGTTTCATAGTTTACCTCCAAATGAATAATAAATCCAATAGAAAAGAAAAATAGATATCATAAAGAAAATCGATACGCATATTGCACAGAAAATAATAAGTACATAAAATAGAACACTAGATTGGCTTTTGCGTCTGTGCCTCTTTTTCATCTTCTCTCCTGTCTCTATCATCATCTACTCTCAATTTTCTTTTTATGTAATCTGTGATCCATAAAAATAATCCAGCCTTGGTAAGAGCATCAAATATAGCTGTTATAAAGCCAGATATAACCCAACACATTAAAGAAAGAACAATATAGAGTAATACATTGAATCCTACAAGAAGACAAATTAAAAGATTCATTCCAAAGCTTGCAATTAAACTTATTACTAGAGTAAAAAGTTGTCTCATATCTCCTGTAAGCAATAAGTCTCCATTCTTCTTTTTAAGATTCTTAATTAGGTGGGTTACAATGATTATCAAGAATAGAACTACTAAATAAGGAACTGTATACAGCCAATTCTTTTGCAGCCATTGCCATAGCAAGTCTACAAGATGGGTTTTATCTACTGGCATATTTTGCTCCTTATTTTACTTTCTTTATTCTTAACTTGTCTACAATATCCATGATTACTTCTCTTATTTTGTCTGCAATACCTACGAACTGGGTAGGAAAGATACAGTACAAAACAATAAGAGTAATTACTGCTCCTATAAAGCCATAGACATTAAGAGCTCCTAGAAGTTTTAAAATAAAAATTAAAATCTTTAACATATCTTTATCCTCCTGATATATTATATAATTTTTTACTGTAAAAGTAAATTAAATTAATCCATGGTCTGTAAGGTACTGGATTGGGTCTATATATCCATGAATGCATTCTAAGTCATTTCTGTCTTGATTAAGCAATCCACCTCTAACATCCACTAATCCAATTTGATAATGCAAATGGTCCCCAAACCCAACTCCAGTATGTCCCATCTTTCCTAAAATATTTCCTTTTGTTCCAAGTATCATTCCTCTTGTAATTGATGGATGGATATATTCTAGGTGATTGTATGTATCAATTATGTTTAGTTCCTGATTCCATATTACTATTCTGTTTCCATAGCTGGGTTTGTCTGGGTTTAGTCCTGCCCAAGTAACCAAACCTTTGAACATATTGAAGATCATTTTGTTGTCTCCAGTAGGCAGCAAGTCTGCTCCATTATGTCCAGCCAATCCATAATTACTTTGATAGTAAGATTTTCCTGTTTGTGGGTCTGGGAAGTCTACTCCAAACTTTGCTACATAATCTCCAATTATAGATACTTTGAATGGGGTATCAAAAGGGCTTAGTGTCTCAAACATTATTTTCCTCCTATTTTAACCAAAAAATAAATTAAAGTTATTATTTCAAAAAAAGATAAAATACCGTAAATTAAGATTGTTATCCATAATCTTTTTATACTACGATCTTGATTGCTTAGTCTACTTTCTACTTCCTCTCTTTCCTTTTTAAGATCATCTCGTAAATTCTTAATATCCTTACTAACTAAATCAAAACTTGTTTGTATATTGGTAGATAAAGCATTTAAACCCATTAAGTAAACATCTTGATTTCTTTTTTGAGTTTTTATTTTACTTCTTACATCTTTTAGTAATTTTGTATTTTGTAATTTTTTATTTACATCTTTTTCAAGTTCTTTATTTTTTGTCATTTCTTTTCCTCTGTATAATATCTAACAATTCCTTTTAATTCATTTTCAAGATACTCTCTTTCTGATTTGTTTTCTAATGCAAACTTTCTTGTTTTATCTGCAATGTCTTCTACTATTGGGGCAAAATCATTTTTAAAGTTATCCCTGAATTTTTCCATTAGTCTAGCAAATAATCTATTGCTAAGTATATGAACACTAGGTAAACTATTCTTGACAATTTCTGGAATAGACAAAACAGTCTCCCTTCTAAAAATTAAAAAATGCTCTTCATCTGCATTTTCATAATCAAACAGTTCTATATCTTCTTCATATCTTTCTTTAATATCACCTATTACATTCTTAAGAGATATTGTAAAAAATAATTCTCCTTTGTCTGAAGGAGATTCTTTTAGTTCTTGCTTAGCTTCTTCTAATAAAAGGATTACTTTTCTTTTTATTTCTTCAAATCTTGACTTGGCATATTTTTTTTGTCTGGATAATGTTTTATTAGCTAACCCCATAATCTTCATTCTATTATCGTTTGTTTGAAGCATAAAGCCAAGCAGTTTGTTTTCAGAACATGGATGATCTTCACATCTTCTGTCTTTTGATAGCTCTATTCCTCCTGTTTTGGAGACTTTAATGTTTGAGAAAATACTTCTAGTAATAAAAAGAAGAACGATTAAAAATAATCCTATTAAAGAAATTATTATAACACCCCAAAATGAAAACATAGTTATCTCCTTTTTATTTTAATAAAATAAATAATCCTTATCTTGATCATATAGAGTTTGAAATCTTTCTAATAACCATGTTTTATTAGCTGCAACTAAATTTTTATAAATTGTAACAAAAGGAGAACTTCCTCCATTAGCAACAACTAAATAAACCATATCATTACTAAATGTACAATTCCATCCTTGACCAGTAGGCAGAGTACCTGGATTAGCTAATTTTGTAAATGTATCTCCTGATCGCTTATAAATTGTAACAAAAGGTGTAGTTGTATGAGCTACAGCTAAATAAGTTCCATCATAAGAAAATGAACAACCACCTCCTGTACCAGCAGGTAAAGTACCTGGATCAGCTAATTTAGTAAATGTATCTCCTGATCGTTTTAAAATACTTATAAAAGGTGTAGTTGTATGAGCTACAGCTAAATAAGTTCCATCATAAGAAAATGAACATTTATTTGCAATACCAGCTAATGCTGTTGGACTTGTAAGTTTTGTAAATACATCCCCATTTCTTTTATATATATTTATATAAGGTGTTGTTCCTACAGATACCGCTAAATAATTCATATCATAACTAAATGAACAGCCTTTACCATCACCATCAGGCAGAGTTCCTGGATTAGCTAACTTCGTAAAGGTATCTCCTGATCGTTTGTAGATTGTTATAAAAGGTGTAGTTGCATGAGCTACAGCTAAATAAGTTCCATCAGGACTAAATGAACATTCATACCCTTGACCAGCAGGTAAAGTACCTGGATCAGCTAATTTAGTAAATGTATCTCCTGATCGCTTATATATAAGAATATATGGAGTTGCATCAGAAGTAACAGCTAAATAAGTTCCATCAGGACTAAATGAACACCCCTCACAGATACCAGTAGGTAAAGTTAATGGATTAGATAACTTAGTAAATGTATCTCCTGATCTCTTATAGATAGAAAAACAAGGTGTATTATTATGACAAATAACTAAATAAACCATATCGTTACTAAATACACATGAAAATCCTATTGAAGGTGGTGGGGTTCCAGGATCGGATAATTTTGTTCCAGGTAAAACTATTGAACCACTAACACCTTTATAAACTAATCTTGCAGATGATTTGCTTGGCAGCATCAAATATCCTGCTGTTCCCTTTGTGGTAAACCATTTATTTATAAACCCCATTACATTTTCTGCATCCCCTTGCAATATTTGACATGCATTTTCTGCAAACAATTCCATTGCATCCCCTTCGTTTGCAGTAACTGGCAAAGTAAGTTGCAGCTGAGCCCCTCTAACATTATATTTTTTATTAACTGTTAAAGTAGTGCTGCTATCAAGAAAATCTGTTGTCTTTATTACTGCTTCTTTTGAAACTAAACTTCCACTCATATTTTTTCTCCTTTATTTTTCAATTATTGATTCTATCGTCCATTCTATTCCACGAGGAAAATAAACAGTTGTCAAAGCACCTTTTGTATTTGCTCCATAATTAGCATGATATGCTCCGGTACTATTACTTGTTTTATATTGATATTGAAGAGTCTCAGCAGCACCAAGACTAAATTCAGAAGTTCTTGAACCTTCTAATTGGGCATTAGCAATACCTTGTGCAGAATCTACTAACGCAAATATTTTGCTATTTCTTACTATAGTGCCAAAAGTATTATATGTATTAGTGCTATTAGAAACATAAATATTTAGTCTTGAAAAAGACTTAACTGTCCTTGTATAAAGTGCTGTATATAATCTTGCATTGTAAGCTCCTGAAATTTCTGAAAGTAAATCAATATCTATATTTTCATAATTTAATACACCATAATTAGACCCTAATGCTAATTGATAACCTGAATGTATTCTAATTAATGTTTGAGGTCTTTTATATATTTGAGTTTGTGTTTGAATATCTGCTGCAATTACTGTAGATGTTGGAGAGCCTGTCACTGGAACATTTACAGCAAAATGAGTAGCATCTACTATTTCTACTACTTGAGTATTAGCAGCATAATTAGTACCACTCAAGGACATACCTATACTGTATTTTGTTGAATCCCCACAAGTTATCAAATAATAACCCGAAGTTGAAGATGTGGTCCCATCTGTAAAACCATTGATAACTTTAGCAACATAAAATATTCTATATATATTTCCACCGTATGTATCCCTTACATATCCATAAGTATTACTATAAGCAGCCCCTAGATTAAGTTGATTATTTGCTTCTGACCATCCACTACCGGAAATAAGAGTACAATTTTTTAAAAGAAATATTCCCATTGTTCCATCTGATTCCTTTATTCCTATACCCACATAATTAAAATAACTTATTGATAGAAGAGAAACAACATTTGTAAAAGTAGTATCTGAAGGAAAAGAATACAATACTCCTGAAGCAACTATTTTCAATCCCCCCTTTACAGTAATATTTGTTGTAGTATTAGTCACATTTAGCCCATCTATATAATTGCTGAATATTCCAAAAGCATCTGCTAAAGTAGTTTTCTTTCCTGTAAAACTAGAAGCACTATCACTTAAAGCAATCTCATCAGCCAATATAGGAGATGCTTTTAAAGTAAGAGCATCCAAACCTCCAAACAATGTTGGAACTGTAATTTTCTTTGCTACAAAACTGGCTGCACTGTCATTTATAAGAAATTCGTCTGTTGTTGCAAGAGAGCTCTTAGCTGACAGTATATCTACTATACCTAACAGAGTAGATAATAATACATAAGCACCTTTCTGACTATTAGCACTGTCTCCAATCAATATCCTATCGGCAGCTACTATTGAACTTTTTACAGTGCCTGTTGCTACCAATTTGTCTACCGTCACACTGTTATTTGGATGATCTAAAGTAGAGGCATTTCTGTGGTCATTTATTGTCTTTAATAGGATTGTTGCAGTTGTTTCTGCTGTCCATCCTGTATTTGCCTCGCCATACTGCGATGTTACATTGTAGATGTTTGCATTTGCTATCCCCCCTACCAAAGGGACATATATCTCGCATATTTTTGCATATCCCGCATCTGCTGTAGGTGCAACCCCTGCTCCTTCTGACCCTGCTTTTCTAGTTATCAGCATGTCTATCAGAAATTCTGTATAGGTTAAAGCAACAGTTACCTCACCTGATGCTGGATCTACAAATTGTCTTGATAATTGATTTTGATCGGTATATTTAAAAGTTACCTCTAATATATCTATTCTTGCTGACGATGCTGGTGTTGGTATGTTTATTATCTGTTCTGCTGGATTGATTAAAATAGTCCCATCTGACTTTACTACCAAACATTGCTCTACCTTTACATTGTAATCAGAACCTGTATTTTGTAATACTGGATTTCCTGACAATGATATAATAGCAGCCTGACTTCTAGAAAAGCAATATGTTGCTATATCCTTCAGTATTGTCTCATAAACGAATTTTGATATATTATTGAGGTCGGTATAGGCTATGCGCTGATATAACCCCATTTGAACAATTTTACTCATTGCTGTCTCCTTATGTTATAGTATATACAAACCAACCAGTAACCTCTTGATCTGAAGTCAGATTGTTTGTTAATCTTACCTGAACTACTATATTTTGAGCAAAAGTGTTGTTTGTACTCAAATATGTATTTCTCTGGTAAGTAGAATTTAACTGACTGAATACTGCCCCTGCATAATTGCCTATTTCTATTATCGCCCCAGAATTAGGAGTCCCATTATTTATAATACTTATACCCAAACCATAAACAGTTAAGGTCTTCCCTGCTGGGACTGTTATTTCTTGTACTGAAGTGCTTGTTCCTGCAACAAGATATATGGCAGGTGTATTTACAGTTCTAATATCCTGAATTGATGCATTTGCCAATTTAGCAATAGTAACACTCAAATTAGGATGATCTAGAG